GACGGCGGCGGCTACGGCGGCGGCAACGGCGGCGGCGGCGGCGGCTACGGCGACGGCCACGGCGACGGTGACGGCCGTGGCCACGGAGCCGAACCCGCGTTCGTAGTTGACTATCACTTATGGGTGCTAGTTAAAAAATAGCCCCGAGGGGGACCAAAAGATGAAGGGATCAAAGACGGAGAACTCTACGTGAAGAAGAACTTGAAGTTAGCAGGAATCATCACTGCCAGTCTGGCGGCGGGACCAGCGATGGCCTGGGATTGCTCGTACTGGTCGCAAAGCAGCAATCCAAAAGCCGAGTGCTACAAGCCACCCGCTGCCGCATCTGTCAACCGGAGTGTCAACCATGCCATCGCGAATTCCGCTGCAAGTGCTCAGGCCCGTGCCGACGCACACCAAGACCAATCTCAGACTCAGGTTCAATCAGCCAGTGCAACGGGCGGGAGTGCTAGTTCCGAGGCGAGCAACCAAGGAAATTCGCAGTCGGTGAATTCCTATGTTGAACGCTCTGCGCCAAGCGTCGGTCAGGGGAGCTTTGCAATACAGGGATGCTCTGTTGCCGGTAACTTGGGCGGGTCGAACATCCACGGATCGGCGTTTCTCGGAATAGGCTTCACGCCGCGGGAGTGCTACAAGTTTCAGTTGGCGCAGGCTTATCAGGCCATTGGTAATACTTATCAAGCCTGCATGATCCTGAACTCCACGGATACGATGCAGAAGATGGCCAAGCAGGGCGTGCCATTGGCCGAATGCACCAAGCCCGTGCCAGTCCCTGCACCCGAGGCAGGTAACTGGCAGCCCATGGAACGGATGTACACGCAGGATCAAGTCAGATCCATCGTGCGTAAAGCCGTCTCGAAGTAGATATACCCAAGACTTATCTGCCTGTTGCAAGCTGGATGCCCAGCTTGCAATGGAGAGTTTTGTCTTGTTCAACACTCACAGGAGCATATACATGAGCAATTCTCGGTCCATCTGCCAGTTGATGGTGTTTACTGGCGAAGAGTATCGCAAGGCCACCAAGCGCGAGGTGATGGAAGTCGCGGCGGAGTATTCTTATGCGAAGCTTCAAGGCGTCGAGCTTACTTCGCCGAATATCTCCCGGTCTTATTTGATTCAGGCCCGTGGCGGGGCTGAGTCCGAAGCGTTCGGTGTGGTGTTCATGAATTCCCGCCACCGGGTGATCCGCACCGAGGAGATGTTCCAAGGAACGGTTGACGGTGCGAGTGTGCACCCTCGCGAGGTTGTGAAGCGCGCTCTGGAACTCAACGCAACGGCGGTGATCTTGTTCCATAATCATCCGTCAGGAGATCCTAACCCGAGTCAGGCCGACGAGTTGATTACTAATAGGCTGAAAGCTGCGCTGGCATTGGTGGATATCCGGGTGCTGGATCACATGATCATCGCTGGCGACAAGGTCACTTCGCTGGCCGAGAAGGGTTTGGTTTGATACTGGAGTCCACGATCATGCGTCTTGTACTGCACCACCTGCCAGATATCGTTGGTGCCGACCCGTTTAGGTTGAATGCACGCAACGATATACACACCATGGCGCTACTTAAACTCAAAGCCATGATTGGATCAGAGGAGTTTTCGGAACTGGAAGCTCTGTGTAATCTTTGTGGGGTACGCATACGCTGGTTGGGCGCGCATCAACATGGCGGCGAGTTCTATGTCTATTATGATAACTACAAGCAGATAGCTACCGCGTATGACGTTCTTTCGGAGACCCGACGCCTGATCGAGTTTGTCAACAAACAGCGCAAACTCGAACCGTAGGCAGCCTACTTCGTCGCGCTCTGGTCAACGTACTTCAGCACGGCGTACTTTTCACAGATCATTCGATCTTGATCGCTGTGCGTGCGGGCAGTGACATCTGTTGTGTTGCCGATCGTCGTTGCGGTGGCGTTGATCGTTCCGGCATCACCGCTGCCTAGAGTTACCATCCGTGCGCTTTCTCGGATGAGGATGTTTGATCCTGCCTTCTTTGCCACTCTTGTTATGCCATCGTCGGATATATCTTGGCCGCCCGTGCAGCCCGATATATAGCCTATCAATTGGACCGGCCTGCGCGAGCCGCCGCTGGTGTAAATATCAACACCGTTGACCGTCTTGTACGTGCCGCCTTGGCCAACGTATTTCGCGGTCGGTCCATCGTAATACTCGATTTCAGGGAGGGGGAATTTATAACTCCCCATCCTCGGAGCCATCGCGCAGCCCGCAAGGCCCGCGAGGTTGATCAAAAGCCAGGTACGTGTCCAGTTCATGAGGGCTTCTCCGATTGAACATAACGGACATGGACTATAGAGCAACAGGTCAACGAAGGGAATGACCCCGTTCACGCTCTAGGAACTTATGGCAAATAGTTGTAGACAGTCTCTTAAGGACTGTGCTACAAAGCCAACCGTTCTTAGCGCGCCTTATGATTTCCTACGAACGAGGGTAATTCAATGTCAGCACAACCGCAGTTTATCAATGGCGCGAAAGTCACCAAATTGGTCGGTCCGGAGGGCGTTCTTGAGTACGTCATGGACAAGCTCAAGAGGCCCACCGAGTGGTGTCAGGGTGCTCCTGCTCGCAACGCGGATAACAAGATCCGCTCGATTGCCGAAAAGGACGCGAGTTCGTGGAGCATCGACGGTGCTCTCGGGTGTGCCGCTTGGCATATCAAGAATCATCGAGCCGATGCCATCGAGCTTGCCGATGCGTTTCTCATGCAGGCCATCATGGACTTGAGCTTCCTGAAGTTTCGGGATTATTTCAGGTACAAGACCATCATGCACTTCAACGACTCGGAAGACACCACGCATAGCGACGTGGTGTTCGTGATCCGCTCAGCGCTGGAAGCTCTTGGCAATCATTAATGATTGGCCAAGTACCAGCGACCGATTTGCAACGCAAGATCATCAGGGATCTTGCCGGGAGTCTTAGGTCCGGTGAGATCCACGACGGACTTATTGGCGAGTTGATGCTCGCCTACCCAGGCCATGACTTGAGATCGCTGGAGTTTGTTCTTGCGGCAAAGCTCAGTGATGTCTGTGCCCGCGAGAACTTCGAGGATGATTCTCTTGCGAAACTCTGCCGGGTGCCGTGCCCGCAGGTTGTCGGATTTGTCGGCCATGTTGGATTCCTTGTTTAAGGCGTTTCAGTGGCGACTGTATCCGAACCATGAGGAATGTCAATCCCCTTATGGTAAATAAATGTTGTTAAGGTGAACTATGCACCCCAATCCCTGCCCGTTTTGCAAAACGAACTTCGTTCATGTCGAAGAGATCCAGTCTGCTGCCTTGTATACCCCACGCGAAACGGTGCTTTCGTACCAAGTCATGTGCCGGGTATGCGCTGCGGTTGGCCCCCGCGCTCCGTCGATGTCAGAAGCCGTGGATCTTTGGGACGCGGCGCACGTTAAGGCTTGATATGGAAAGCTGGGGCGTAGACGACGCAGCCAAGTATTTGCGCATCCACCGCGATACGGCGATGGAGCTTGCGCGACGCAAGATCATCCCGGCCTGCAAGATGGGCCGCGAGTGGGTGTTCTTGCCAGACCAATTGAAGCAGTACCTGGAGCAACGATGTCTGTCTACAAGCAACCCAAGAGCAAGTGGTACTGGTGCCAGGTCAAGATCGCTGGCACGAGAGTTAGACGCTCGACTGGCACGGACGACCGAGAGCAAGCCGAAGAGTTCGAGCACGCACTGCGAGCCCGGCTCTGGCGGGAAAGAAAGCTCGGGGAACGTGGTGCCATTACGTTCAAGGAGGCATGCACCCGATGGTTAGCCGAGACGCGCAAGCGGACGAAGAAACAGGATCGGCTCACGCTCGACTGGTTCTTGAGCTTTCCAGAACTGGCGGAATCAGCGTTACAAGACGTGGACCGGGATGTTATCGAGAGGTTGAGATTATTACTCTTGAAGGGCGGTCGATCCGAAGCAACCGTAGACAGATATATGTCTGTGCTACGTGCGATGCTACGAAAGGCCGAGCGCGAGTGGAGATACCTGGAGCGTGCGCCGTCCGTACCGATGTACCGCCCGGCAGTACCGGAAGCGCGATGGCTGACTCCGCAAGAGTTCGATCGGCTCTGCAAAGAGCTTCCCTGCCACCTGATGCTCGCTGCCCGTTTTGCTGTGCTGACGGGTTTGCGCATGCGTTCCATGCTCAGACTGACTTGGGATCGAGTGGACACCAAGACCCGGCGCGCGTGGGTGCCAGCAACCCAGATGAAAGCTGGGAGAGCATTCGGGTTTCCGTTGTCGCCCGAGTTGATAGACGTACTGAAGAAGCTTCGTGCGCTTAACCCTGAAGGAGATCATGTATTCCAATGGGAAGGCAAACCGATAGACGACTGCAACACCAAGGCATTTCAGAATGCCGTGGCGAGAGCGGGCTTGACTCCGCTTCGATGGCACGATCTGAGACACACGTTCGCGTCGTGGGCCGTCCAAGCCGGCGCATCACTGCACGAGGTAATGCAGTTGGGCGACTGGAAGAGTTATTCCATGGTGCTTCGATATGGGCATCTGGCACCGGATCACCTGACCGGGGCTGCTCAGAAGGTGGCCCGATTCGGCCATACCAAGAAGAGCACCGCCCGTGCCGCCCGTCGCGCAAGTCGATGAAAAAGTTAGCAAAACATGGTGGAGAAGAGGAGGATCGAACTCCCGACCTTCGCATTGCGAACGCTGTTCCACCATGTAACTCGTTGATCGCGCAAGAGCGCATCACGCCTGACAAGGCCACATCAGGCCAGTCACCGGCCCGAAAGGGCCATACCAGATACCGCAAGGGAAGCCACACGAAACCGCACCCGTGGCGGGTTGTGTCGCGTCCGTTCGGTCGTTCGTAACTGCAACTGAAGGAGACGAAATGTATATCAGAGATGTAGTCAAGCTTGCGCCTGCTCTGTACAAGAGTGGCACTGCGTTGCACATGATCGGGCCGCCGGGGTGCGGCAAGTCAGACATCACCAAGGTTATCCGCGACGTGCTCAGCGCCGAGTATGGCGAAGAGTTCGGATACCACGATGTGCTACTGCCGACAGTGGATGCTCCCGATGTTCGAGGCTTTCTCATGCCGGCAAAAGATGCCGAAGGCAAGGCCGTTAGCATCTATACCAGGAGCGCCTTGCTCCCGACGAAGGAGTATCTGGCAGCGCATCCCCGTGGGATCTATGTCATTGACGAGCGGAACTCAGCGGATCTTCTGACACAGAAGGCCGTCGCACCCGTGGTGCTGTGGAAGCGGTTCGGAGATACCTATCTCGGCGACGGCTGGTGGGTCATTTCGGCATCGAACCGGATGGAGGATCGCGCAGGTGTGATCCGTGCGCCGACGCATCTGATCAACCGCGAACGTCAGGTAAGCATCGAGTCGGACATCACTTCATGGTCGATCTGGGCGGAGGAGCGTGGCCTGCACCCGATGTGCATCGCGTTTGCCAAGCAGTTCCCAAGCAAGGTGTTCTCGCCGACTGTTCCGAAGGGCGATGGTCCATTCTCGACGGCTCGATCGTTTACTTCTGCCGCGACCTTGCTTGGACAAGTTGCGGGAGTTGATGCGAACGGCGACGTGAACATGGAGATCCCGACGAACGATCTGATCTGCCAGTCCGTGGCAGGCGACATCGGCGAAGGAGTCACGGCCGAGTTGTTTGCGTACCTGAAGCTGCATGACCAGCTTCCGACTATCCAAGAGATCCTCGCTGACCCAGCGGCGGCCAAGGTGCCGGTGAACATGTCTGCCGTATATGCGGCAGTTCAGATGGTGTTGCACTTCGCCAAGGCGCAGAACATCGAGAAGCTCTGGGCGTACACCGAGCGGCTCCCGCGGGAGATGCAGGTGTCTGCCGCCCGCCAGATGATCGACAAGAGTGCTGGGGTGTTGCTTAACAGCAAGTCTCTCACTGACTGGCTCATGAAAAACCGCGCTCTGATTGAAGTCAGCCGCAAGGCTGCTTAAGGAGGTTTGATGAACGCTCAATTGGAAATCCCGCTCCGGGCGGCAGATGTTAACGACGCGCTGTCGTCGAATTACATGCTGGCCGATCTGACTATCCGAAGTTGGAATGGCAACGCGACGGATAAAACTGCATCCGCGGAAGTGATCGCCAATAAGAATGCAACTGCTGATAGCGGCAAGTTCGTCAAGAAGCTGCTGGCTGGTGCGGATGCCGAACTCAAGGATGTGCAGAAGTACGCAAGTGTTCTGCACAAGTACGTGGTGGACAACACTCTGCCGTGGTCTGCTGCCTCGGCTGGTCGCAAGAACGGCGCTCGGTTGGTTGCTTCCGCCCGTGCCGTGGCTTTCATGGATGGGTTCACCACCCGCAAGCAGGACTACACCAACGCCGTGAAGCGTCTTGAGAACGTGTGGGATACACGTGTCCAAGAAGCACTGCGTAATCTCGGCGGCCTGGCCGACGTGGCGGCGTATCCCCAAGCCTGGGAGATCCCGCTACTGTTCGATGCAACGCTGGATTTGAATCCAGTCCCGGACATGCGGGATTTTTCCAGGGTGAACATCCCTGCATCGCTGGCAACGGCTCTGGCTGACCGGCACAAGGAGTGCGCCGAGACCCAGATCAAGAACGCCATGGATGACATGCGGGCTCGGATATGTGTAGAACTTCGCCGCATCGAGACCCAGCTTGGCAAGCATGGCCGCGGTGAGAATACCCGGCTGTTCGATACTCTTGTGTCGAACATGGAACAGCTTGTCCGGCTTGCTCGTTCGATGAACTTCTCATCGAATCCGGAACTCACGGCTCTGATCGACGCCATCGACCACAAGCTACTGATTCGCCCGGTGAGTGTTTACAGAGACAACCCTGGGCTGGCTGCGCAGGTAGCCGTGGAGGCCGCGGGGATTCTGTCACATGCCGACGTTGACTCTGTATGGGAGCACGTCTGATGGATGCCGAAGTAGTCGCCAAAGCGCGGGTGGTGCATGTCACCGAGCTTCGAGTGGGGGGCGAGTTCGCGGAGCATTTATCTGCGAACGATCCCGCTACCGGCAAGTCAACGTACATCAGCCGCGACGCCAAAGGCAACACCTATTACTTGATGCTGGTGGGTGCGCCTGCACTTGGAACCAAACGCCGCGAACTATGGGTTCGCAAGGACAACATCCATGCCAAGAAAATCCGTATCACATAAAGAATCCTGTGGCTGCGAACACTACGACGAGTATTGGACCCGCGTATGTGAAAAGCACGAAGAGGAATGGCGAGAACTCCACACCCGCGTAAGCGACGAGTACCGGGATCACTGGACCAACAAGGAGATCGAAGATGACAACCCGATCTGAACCGCTGGTCGAAGCGCTCTCTGCGCTGACATGCCAGCATCCATTCTTCGCATCGCTCTTGTACGACCTGCTCGAAGTCGTCGAGACGGATACCCTGCCAGGGTGTGGTGGGGCCGAGAATAAGACTGCGGCGACTGACGGCAAGACGATTTTCGTGAACCCGCAGTTCATGGCCAAGCTGACACCACAAGAGCGGGTGTTCGTGCTGGCTCATGAAATCGTACACGTGATATCCGATCATCCCGCTCGCATGAAGCAGTATTCCGAACGTGCGTTCGGTCCGGATCTTCAGCCGTTCAGTAATGGCAAGTTCAACAGGGCATCAGACTACGTGAACAACGCCATGCTGGTCGAGAACGGCATCGGCAAGATGCCGGTAGGCGCGCTGTTTCATCCGGACTTCAACGGCAATGATATTGTCGATGAAGTCTACTGCAAGATCCCTGATGATCCCGAGGACAACAATCCTAATGGGGGCAATCAGTGGGACAAGCACTTACCCGGCAGCCAGAACGGACCGAGCAAGGTGCAGGTCCAACAGGCCATGAAGGCTGCGGCTCAGGCGGCCAAGACGCAAGGGAACCTCCCTGGGGTATTTCAACGACTCGTTGATAATCTCTGCGATCCGGAAGTCTCTTGGCAGGATTACCTGCGCAAGGCGATCGTCTCGTTGCATGGCGTAGATCAGCAGACATGGGCGAGACCAAACCGCCGCAAGCTTGCAGTGCCGCCGCACGTGTACTGGCCTGGGCGGACAGGAACACAGTCGGAGCCTATCGCTGTCGCGATTGATACGTCGGGGTCCATCTCGGACAAGGAACTCAACGTGTTCCTGAGTGAGCTTACCGGGATTCTCTCGGACGTTCAGCCCGAAGTCGTACACGCCATGTACATCGACTCGCAGTTGTACAACGACGAAGTGATCGAGATCACTGACATATCTGAACTGGACACTCTCCGCGCAAAAGCTGGCGGCGGCGGCGGTACAGATATGACTGTGGTGTTCCGTGAGATCGAAGAGCGGCAGATTGCGGTCGGCTCAGTGGTGATCTTCACAGACGGGTATACACCCTTCGGCGAAGACACCGGCATACCCACCGTGTGGTGCATTACCACGCCGAGCATCGAAGCCCCGTGGGGCACGACGGTTCACGTCAAGACGAACCAATAGGAGATTTTATGAGCGGCTGGCGGAGACTAGGCAGAGTGAACCCGATCGGCAAGAAGGTCGCGTATGTGTTAGGTCAGCACACTTCGTTTATGAGGGTCTACGAAGACAAGAACTTCAGTAGCTTTATCAGAGTATCTAGTGTGGCGCACCTCCGGCTATCTGATGTCATGGCGTCCACGAGAGATGCGCTAGTCAACTCGTTCCATAAGGGGTACTGCTCTTATCGCAATTCTCTCTCCGTGCCAATATACAAGACCATCTGCGACGCGCTCGACTTCAGTTCTTTTGTCATCGGTAGAACTTCGTTCGATCTACGTATCCGGCATGGTATGGCTTTCCACTACTGCGACTGGGAGAAGATCATGAAGCCGTATGCTTCGCTTGTCGAAGAGTTCCGCCTTGACGAGCGCGCGGCGCGGACGGACCCACGCTTCAATAGGTGGGTGTCTCTTTCCAAGCCGCCCAAAATGGACGCATCAACAGTCATGCGGCTGCTCTTCGAGAACCGTATGCTCCGTCCTCCCGTAGCTCATGAGACAGGCACTGCCATAGAGTGGATCACGCGAGGCGCTTCGCTGAAGTTTGTCAATGGTGTGTTCCAAGGAGCCGAGTATTAGACAATGAAGTTGCACAGGGGGCTACTCCCAGTAGCCATCGACTTCGAAACCTACTACGACAAAGACTACTCGCTCTCTAAGATCACGCCGGCCGAGTACATCCGCTCGCCACAGTTCGAAATTCTGGGCGTAGCTATTCGAATTGGCGCGCATCCGCCCGTATGGATCACTGGCGACCACGATCGAATCAGGCGGCAACTTCGGACAGTTCCCTGGGACAGATGCCTGGCGATAGCGCACAACGCACTGTTCGATGGCGCGATACTCGAATGGATCTTTGGCTGCAAGCCGGCCAAATATTTATGTACGATGATGGGCTCTCGCCCACACGTGGTGCCGTACACCGGCAGCATGTCCCTGGCCGATGTCACCAAGTACCTTGGGGTCACAGCGAAACAAACCCCACCCGACTTCAAGGGCTTGCATAGGACTGACCTCTCGCCTGACCGAATGGCAGAGCTTAGTAGCTATGCATTAGCTGACGTCTTTGGGTGCTCTGAGGTATTCGAGATCCTGAAGGGTTGGCTTGTTGAATCCGAGCAGGACTTGCTGGATCTGACTGTGAAGAAGTTCACGCGCCCCCGGCTATTGCTCGACGCCGAGGTTGCCAAGCAGGCGCTAGAGGATCTGGCCGCGGAACGCAAGCAGGTTGAATTATCTCTCCCCGCTGGCGTGAAGGCGGCGGACATCCGTTCGAGGAATAAGTTTGCGGAGTTACTCAAGAGCTATGGGAAGACCGTACCCCTCAAAATATCTGCCACCACGGGCCAACACACGTGGGCGCTAGCAAAGACAGACGCGGACTTCCTGCAACTGCTGACCGCCGATGAACCAGTACCAAGTCTTGTCAAGGCCAGACTGGCTCTGGCCTCGAACCAGGAGCAGTCAAGACTGGCGCGGTTTGTTTCTCTGGCCGAGACCGCCGCAGAACTTCCGGTTCCGTTGATGTATTGGGCCGCACATACAGGCAGGTTTGGGGGCACACACAGAATCAACTTGCAGAACCTTACTAGTAAGCGCAAGGGCGGGAAAATCAGGGCCGCCATCGTCGCCCCTCCTGGGCACACGATTATCGCTGCTGACTACGCTCAGATCGAGGCCCGTATCACTTTCTGTCTGGCTGGGCAGTTAGACGTCGTTGCTGCCTTCGCTCGCAACGAGGATGTGTATTCGATCTTTGCTTCGAGCTTGTACGGTAAGACTGTTACCAAGGACAACCCCGATACCGAGACCGAACGATTCGTAGGTAAGACCTGCATCCTGGGTCTTGGCTTCGGTATGGGGGCTTCCAAATTCGCTTCCGTTATGGCAGCCGCGGGTGTACCGATGTCCGACGCGGAAGCCAGCAGGATCGTGATGTTCTACCGCCGGTCATACCCGCACGTTAAGAACCTCTGGTACCTCTACGAGAACGCCATCTCCGTACTAGCTAAGGGCATGACTTCGCGCAAGCTTCCAGGGTGTGCTTTCTCCGAGGCCCGCATCACTCTGCCGAACGGGATGCCGCTCATTTATCCGAATGTTCGCTACTCGCAGGACGATGGTTGGTACTACGACTTAGAAGGGACACAGGTGCGATTGTGGGGAGGAATTCTTACCGAAAACATCGTCCAAGCCCTTGCTCGTAACGTGGTATCTGAGGCAGAATTAAGACTTGCTAAGCATGGCTTAACGGCCGTTATGCAGGTACACGACGAGCTAGTCTTTTGTGTGCCGGATGCACAAGTCGAAATCGCGAAAGTCCTTCTTCTTCGCGAGATGACGAGAAAACTGGAGTGGCTACCGCGGCTCCCGATCGCAGTCGATATCAAATCCGGAAGGACCTATGCAGAAGCCAAGTGATCACCTTAAAGAGGCACGCATGCTGGCAATGAAACCTGGAAGACAAGGCGCGCTTCATGTACAGCCAACCAAGGGTAAGGTTCATTACGCCAAGGGATGTTGGTGCTCGCCCGAAATCAGCTATATCGACCCCGATACTGGAGTGGTGGTATGGGTTCACCACCACGCGCATTGATATGCATATAAACACGCTTCCGAATGCGAGCGTTGCTTACGGAGAACGAGCTTTGCTCATGGCCGTGATCACCAGAGCGATTCTTGATGGGACCAAGCTGTTCGACAAATCACGCAACAAGCTATGCGTGATCGAACAGGACTCGGACTTTTATGGCATGTACGACGATGCCGTTGCATGGCTTGAGTCCGAGTCTACCGAACCTCATAGCTTCGCTTGGTTCGCTGACTTGCTAAACCTAGAACACGAACAGTTACGCTCGATGTGGAAGAAACGATGCGCAGCCGAGAAAACAAAGATGCTGGCGTTTCGACAGGCCAGGCGCGAACAGATCCGAGCAGCGGCTCGCTGCACACCGGCAGCATCGCAAGAGACGCATCCATGAGTGAACCCGCTCCGCCCGTGGCATGGTCCTATTCGAGACTCACCTCGTTCGAGACATGTCCTCGAAGGTTCTACGGTGAGTCTGTCGCCAAGAAGTTTCCGTTCCAGAAGTCCGAGGCGATGCTGTACGGCGACCGCGTACACAAGACCTTTGAGATGTTCCTGAAGAACGGCCAGAAGTTCCCGCTTGACTTGAAGCACCTGGAGCCTATCGCTGCGCAGATCGCCAAGGCTCCCGGCGACAAGATCGTCGAGCAGCAGATATGCCTCACGGCTGACTATGAAGTCACCGACTGGTTCTCGAAACAAGCATGGCTCCGGGTCAAGTCGGATCTTACGCAGGTGGACGGTGCCAGGGCGGTTATCTGGGACTGGAAGACGGGGCGGATGTCAGATGACTTCACGCAGTTGAGGCTCAATGCAGCCGTGACGTTCCATCTGGACCAGGACATTACCGATATCACCGTGGCGTATCTGTGGATCAAACACAAGAAGATCACCAAGGCCAAGCTGGTACGGGACCAGGCGCTCGGTGTCTGGAATGAGATCCTTCCGCGAGTGGCCAGGTATCAGGAGGCGCACAGGGACATGGCGTTCCCCGCAAGGCAAAACCCGTTCTGCAAATATTGTCCTGACAAGGACTGCCCGTTCTGGGGGACTTCGCGATGACTGTGATCGTCTACAAAGGAAACAAACTGGTTGCCGACTCAAGGGCAACTATCACATCCGAGGACGGAGGCACCCGAGTATCCACATGCAAGAAGTTGTTCCGCAAATCTGTAGGTCGTGGCAAGAAGAAGCACGACGTAATAATCGCAACCGCCGGAGACTCGTTTCCCTCGCTGGCATTCGTCGAGTGGTACGGGTCAGGAAAGCCAAAGCCGGAGTCGTTGCTAAATCTTGATGCCGAGTTCGATTGCCTTGTGCTTACACCCGATGGGTTGTTCCAGTACGACTCTTGGCTAGTCGCGGAGAAGATTGAAACCGAATGGCATGTCATTGGGTGCGGAGCGAAAGCCGCCCAAGCTGCACTTCTGATGGGCGCAAGCCCGGAACGCGCGGTGTCTATCACCTGCCAAGTCGATCCGTACTGCGCGCTACCATTGCAGGTCGAATCACTTGGACACAAAGCAAAAGGTAAGTGACGAAGAGATCCTAAAAGCACTCGAAGCCAACGGATGGTCGCGGCGCAACGCAGCCGCAGCGCTGGGAGTCGGACTGAGCACCATGCATCGTGCGTGCTTCCGTCTGGCGAAGCATATGGACGTCCCTCTAGATCCTGGTGTCAAGGCTCGCAATCTAGGTACTTATGACACCGCCAGACTGGCCGCGGATATCCGGCGACTAAAGAGCGAGAAGCTGACTGACGAGGTCGTGCGCAAGGAGATCCTGCGCATACCAGACGTTCCGCCGCGCAAGCCATCGTGGCTGCTGGCGCCCTCTCGCAAAGTCGATGACCTGACTGGCGCGCCCTCGATCCTGATGTCTGACTGGCACTGGGGCGAAGTGGTTTCGCCCAAAGAGATCGGCGGAGTCAACGAGTTTAATCTAAAGATCGCCCACGAGCGGGCGAGGACGCTGGTGCAGGTGTCTCTTGACCTACTGTTCAACCATATATCCAACCCGAAGTATCCCGGCATCGTAGTCAACCTCGGCGGGGATATGGTCTCTGGAGATATCCACGAGGAACTTCGGGAGACTAACGAAGTCAACTCGATGCCAACGCTGCTCGATGTCTGGGGAGTTCTTGAGTGGGTGCTGCGTGCGTACCTGGAACGGTTCCCGCATGTCCACGTCGTTTGCGTCACTGGCAACCACGGGCGCACGACGCACAAGCCCCGCATGAAGCGGCGCAACCACACTAACTTCGACTGGCTGTTGTACCAGTGTCTGGCGCGTTCGTTCTCTGGTGTTAAGAACATCACGTTCGATATACCTGACGGGCCTGATGCGCTCTACAAGGTTTACGGAACCCGATATTTGCTCACTCATGGTGATCAATTCAGGGGTGGCGACGGAATCATAGGCGCGATCGGGCCGCTGACTAGGGGCAACCAGAAGAAGCAAAGCCGCAACCAGGCGGTGGGTATGGACTACGACGTGATGCTTTGCGGGCACTGGCACCAGTACATCCACCTGTCACGATTGATCTGCAACGGATGCTTTCCGAAAGGATCCCTTGTAGTAACGCCAAACGGGTACCAGAGCATCGAGACTATAAAAGTGGGAGATCCTGTGCTCTCCAGGGATGGATCTATACAAAGAGTCACTAATCTATTCCAGAAGACCGCAGATACCCTGGTAGGGATAAAGGTGCGCGGCTTACCGGTCATCGTAGAATCGACCCCTAACCATCTGGTATGGGCCATTAAGGCTTCTAGCCGCCAGTCGGAAGTGCCGCCGTCAAGGCGAAAAACGATATCAAAGCTACACGGGATCAGGCAATGGATTCCTATGGACTACCTTAGTCCTGGGGATTACGTACATGTACCTTTTCCGAAAGGAGAAGACGCGCCCGTCGATGAAGAAACCGCTTGGGCCTACGGACTATTTCTGGCAGAAGGGTCGGCGCTTTTGGACGGAGGAAGCACTAAGCGGCATAACCGAATTGCGCTAACCATGCACATACGGGAGCGCAAAATCGTAGAGCGCTGGGCTAGGTGGTTCGAAAAGACATTCGGGAAGACCCCGCGAATATACGAGCGCGCCTGGCGTAGTACGTGCGAACTGGCTGTGTCGGTCCCGCGCGATACATCCTTGTGGTTCCGCGAGACGTTTGGGCATGGGGCCCATAACATGCACCTCCCCGATGGTGCGCTGTTATGGGCGGATCATCTAAAGGCTGCACTGCTAGATGGATGGATCACGGGCGACGGGCATTCCGCCGCCCAAGAAGATTGCCGACCCACTATCTCCGCGACAAGTGTAAGCCAGCGCCTCGCGGTTGGAATGTTCCTGATAGCCCCGACCAGTTCTCTGTGGCCTTCGCTATCCGTGTTGCCTAAAGGGGGCCCTCGCAAAAGCGATACGTACACGGTCCACTTCAATTCAGGGCAAGAAGTTCTCGTCGAAGGAGGCGAAGCGTTCTACCGGATCGCCGAGCGCTTCGAGCAACACGGCACATTCCCAGTCCACGATTTAGAAGTTGCCGGAGAACATACCTACTGCGTGGGAGGGATCGGAGTACACAACTCGCTCAAGGGCTACGATGAATATGCAAACCAAAACAACTTCGGGTTCGAGCAGCCACAGCAAGCGTTGTGGATCACGCATCCGAAGCACGGGATCACTTACCGCATGCCAGTGTTCGTGTCCCGACACAAAGGCCCCGTCGAGCCCGCGCCGTGGGTGTCGGTCGCCAAGAGGTAACAATGGCTCAGACCAAAACAGGATCGTTTGCCGAAGCCGTCTCGAACATCGTCATAGGGTTCTCGATCAACTATGCCGCGAACCTGACGATCTTTCCGTTGTTCGGTATGCACATCGGATTGCTTAACAACTTCTACATGGGACTGATCTATACAGCTATCTCGCTGGTGCGCAGCTATGCATTGCGACGATGGTTCAACCGGATCGTTTGGGGGAACCGATGAGCATCGGCGATGTTACATCCACCGAACGCGGCAGTGCCGCCCGCTTCAACACAGGAAAGTCCGAGTATCACCAGATACCGCTATTCGCTCTTGAAGGAGTAGCGCGAGTCCTGATGTACGGCGAGCGCAAGTACGCCAAGGGTAACTGGGCCAAGGGTCAACCGTGGTCCGTTCCGTTCGACTCCATGATCCGGCACATGACGGCATGGCAGCGGGGCGAGGAGTTAGATCCAGAGTCCGGCTTGCCGCACCTGGATCATGCGCTGTGCAACATGATCTTTTTAAGTGCTTTCCGGGATCTGTATCCGGAGGGTGACGACCGGATACCTCAGTTGAGGAAAGGCGGTGACACCTGAAGGGAAGGTAAAAGAGGCAGTCAAGAAGCTGCTGAGAGAACACGCCGCATGGTGGTTCTGCCCCGTGCAGAACGGCATGGGTTCTCCTGGCCTTGACTTCCTGCCAGTCATTCACCGCGGCAAGTGTGTCGCGATCGAGACCAAGCGCCCCGGTGGTCATCTCACCACCCGGCAAGAGAGAACAAAACGAGATATTGAAAATGCTGGAGGCAGAGTGCTTGTGATCGACGGCGATCTGGGTGAGCTACTCCAGTGGTTGCAAGAGTGAGCCAAGGAATCAAATGAAAGCAGTGATGGTTGATATCGAAACCCTCTCCACCAGACACGACGCAGCCGTACTGTCTATGGGGCTTGTCGCGTTCAACGAGACAGAGATCCTGCACAGCGAATCAATCCGCCTGGACATGACAAAGCTCTACGGGCACATCGACCCCGCCACCTTGAAGTGGTGGGACTCCCAGCCGCAAGCTGCACGGGACTATTCGTTCGGCGGTACAACGTCCCACGAAGCCGCCGCCGGCAAGTTCAAGACGTTCATCGAGCAGTGGGGCAGAGATGAAGTGTGGGCGAACAGCCCCCAGTTCGATCTGACGATTCTGAAATCGTGGTGGGATCACATGCCGACGTTCACCCACCCGACGCATCGCCCCGGCGTATGGCCGATCCACTACCGGACTCATCGCGACTGTCGAACCATGTTCAACGAGGCCCGCCGGCTGAACATCAAGATCGACTCGGCATGGAAGCTTGACTCGGTGGCACACAACCCGGTGGACGATGCGGCCAATCAGGCCCGCGCAATCATCATGATCCGTCAGCGGTTGTTTCCAGCCGTCGCTTAGGAGGTCTTATGTCTTCTTGGGAAGACGTTCCCATCCGCGTCTCTGCCGCAACGGGCCAGCTTGTGACGCCGTTCAGCGCAGGTATCGCTTCGCTGCTGGGCAACCAGGTCGCGCGGTTTCGGCACAAGGGCGACTTGCTCATGGCTGTGCCTCACACCCTTGAGATGGTACGGCTCCTGCGGAACATGCACCTGCCAGCGCCGAACCCGATCCGAACCCGGTACGGGTGGGGCGACGGCAAGCCGTTTGACTCGCAGATCGCAACTGCGGATCTGCTCACGCTATCTTCTAGAGCGTATGTACTCTCCCAAATGGGCGTCGGCAAGACCCGCGCCGCCATGTTCGCCTATGATTTTCTCCGCAGCGAGGGCGAAGTAGATCAGCTATTGGTGGTGGCCCCGCTGTCTACTCTGACTCCGGTGTGGGCTAACGAAGTGTTCGCGCACTTCCCGCACCTGCAGAGCGTAGTGCTGCATGGGGACAGGAAGAAACGACTGAAGCTGCTGTCAGTACCAGCGCAGATTTACATCATCAACCACGATGGCGTTGAGACGATCCACGAAGCGCTACTAAACAAGCAGTTCTCGGCGATCATCATTGACGAGCTTGGATCGTTTAGAAACTCCAGAGCCCTGCGCTGGAAGTACATGAGGCCGCTGGTCGCCAATGCCAAGTACGTCTGGGGTCTCACTGGCAGTCCGACGCCCGAGAGTCCTACTGATGCCTACGGACAGGTAAAGCTCCTCACCCCAGGGCGAATGACCACCAGCTTCAAAGCATTCAAAGACGCCACGATGCGGCAGATATCCCCGTTCACGTGGATAGCCAGACCAGACGCCAAACAGATCGTCGCCGCGGCGATGCAGCCTTCTATCCGGTTCACTCGCGCGGAGTGCCTGGATCTTCCCGCAGTCACGTATTCGGATAGACAAGTTGAACTGAGTCCCGCTTCTGAAAAAGCCTACAAGGAGATGCTGAATGAACTCGCGACAAATATCAGAGCCAAAGAAATCACCGCCGCCAACGATGGAGTCAAGCTATCGAAGCTCCTCCAGATCGCCGCCGGATTCGCATACGACAGTTCTGGCAACGGTAACTACATTGGCGGAGCTTCTCGAATCCGGGCGGTATTTGATGTGGTTGACGGGCTATCCGATTCAAAGTGCATCGTCTTTTGTCCGTTTACATTCCTTGTTGAAGCAATCCATAAAGCGCTGTCACGACGCTATGCCTGTGCTGTCGTGCATGGCGGTACATCGAGAGCCGAACGAGACGAAACCTTCACCTCGTTCCAGAACGGAACAGACCCCAAAGTCATCGTCGCCCACCCGCAAACGATGGCCCACGGGCTCACCCTCACAGCGGCAAACACGATCGTCTGGGCAGCGCCCATCACGAGCCTCGAAATCTACGAGCAAGCGAACGCCCGCATCACCCGTCCGGGCCAAAAGCAGGACGCGCACATCATCCACTTGATGGGCACGGCCGCCGAGAAGCGGGTGTACAAGAAACTAGCCTCCAAGGCATCCATGCAGGGTGCGTTGTTGGAACTGTTCGAATCATTGAATGCCTAGCTGGGGGGTTCCGCAAGGAGGTGCCCAGACGTGACAAGCCGTGCCAGTGTTGCGACATGAAATAACCACGGCAGTTGCCCTCCGCCTACAGTCCTCATAGACGATTCTCCAGCGGACGAAGCAACCAGGAACGGGCTAGCGCCGGAATAAGCCGGTGCGATGCCCGGCCTGTATTACTTGGTATTAACAGGAGACAGGAAATGAGTTTGAAAGTTGACGAAGTGATCGCCGCGGTGATCCGGCTCAGGGACTCCAAGGATGCGCTCAAGAAGAAGCACACCGAGGAACTGGCACCGATGAATGCGCAGATCGAGAAGATGGAAGCGTGGCTGCTGGGCAAGCTCATCCGTGACGGTGCGCAGAACTTCAAGGCCAGTACGGGTGTTGCGTTCCAGCAGGAAGTGTCGTCCGTTACAGCGCCTGACTTCGGCGTGACGTTGGAATGGATAGTTGAGAATGAGAGGTGGGACATGCTGGAAAAGCGCGTGGCAAAGACAGTTGTACTCGAACACATCGCCGAGACCGGCGAGACCCCGCCGGGCCTGGAAATCAAGCGAGCAGTTGAAGTCCGCGTTAGGAGGGCTTAAGATGCGTGATGTTTTTCTTAACGCCTCGGTGAAAGTCAGATACATAGTCAATCGGGCTGACAGAACGCACGCACTGTCTTTCGAGATTATTGATACACGTGCCCACGACATCAGACACGAACCGAGTTTCGGAGGCACTCTTACAACGCAGGGAATCTTGTTCATCCCGGTAGACCTTCTCACTGCGCTGTCACTCGGTTTCACAGAAGAGATGCTGGGAATCAACAAAACACAGCAAGCAATTTTGGATTTGATCAGGAGCAATTAAATGACCGACAATCTTCCAGTTGAGTTTCAGCAGAGCGGCGCACTGGTAGCCAGTGCGTTCCAGTCCATGATCGCAAGCGGCGTAGACAACGACGACCTGACGGGCGGCGTTGGTGGTGGGTTCGCTTCGCTGTCAAAGCGTGGCAGCAAGTTCCACTTGAAGTACAAGGGCGACGAGATCCCCTTGAACGACACCAACGGGTACCCGATGCCGTTCTTCGACGTGGTGTTCGTCCGCGCCAACAAGCACATCACGAAGAACTACTACCCGAACGGCTACAAGGAAGGCTCGAACGAAGCACCGACCTGCTTCTCCCTTGATGGCGTCAAGCCCGCTCCGCAGGTAGAGAACCCCATCCATGACAACTGCGCCATGTGTCCGATGAATGCATTCGGATCCCGCATCACCGAGAACGGCAAGAAGGCCAAGGCGTGCTCGGATAATCGCAAGATCGCGTTCGTCCCAGAGTGGGACATGAAGAACGAGTCCTTCGGCGGCGCGATGCTCCTGCGCATCTCGGCATCCGAACTCAGTGATCTGGCGACCTATGCCAATGCGATGAAGGCACGAGGCTTCCCGTATTACGCAGTGGTCACTCGGTTGGAATTCGACACCACGGTCAGCCACCCGAAGCTGAAGTTCAAGCCGCTTCGCCCGCTCACGAACGACGAGGCGTTGACGATCATCGAGCACCAGCATTCGGACCAGGTGCAGAAGATCCTCGCCGACTTTGACGTGGGTGACTATGCTGCGCCTGTGGCCGCGGCGACTGTTCCGGCACCCGCTCCGGTAGCTGCGCCGCAGCCAGCGTCAAGGGTTATCCCGATGCCTGCCCCGAAGGCCCCTCCGGCAGCCGTGGCTGTACCTGCTCCGAAGAGCGCTCCAGCAGTGGCGACTATCGTGCCCCCGGCCCCCGCCGCCACTCCCGCAGCGGCTCGTAAGCCCCGTGCAGCCAAGCCCGTCCCGCCCGCCGCTCCCGCCCCTGCCGCACCAGTAGAGACGCAGTCTGTGGAACCGCAGTCGTTGGACGACGATATCGAAAACATCCTTAAGGACCTGGCCTCCGCAGGGTAATGACCCTAAAGGCGTTCTTCGATCGGATACTTCCACCCGGCGGAAACTATGTTGTAGTCACGATTGACCCCCGCATCGAAGATCCAAAGCGGCGGGCGCGTGAGTACAAACCGGCGGAGTCGATCGAGAAGCTATGTGCGGTAGTTAGCAGGCTGTCTCGCGAACCTTTGAACGTGTACTTCCTGGTCGGCAGTTGCGGGGCATCCCGCAACGAGCCGGTCTCGAAGCGTGCGTTGTTCGTAGACGTGGATTGCAAAGGGGGTGATGGGTATGCAAGCAAGACTGAGGCTGTTGCAGGACTTCGTGAATTTTGTCGAGCCACTGGTTTCCCCGCTCCTTCTGTGGTGGTCGATAGCGGTAACGGGATTCATAACTATTGGGTTCTTGATCGCGACCTCCCAGTAGACGAGTGGCGCAGGCTGTCCGAGCAGCTTAAGGCCAAGTGTCTCGAACTCGGGTTCAAAATTGATCCGGTATGCACGGCGGATACCAAGCGTATCCTCCGCGCCCCTGGGTCGTTCAACCAGAAATCCAACCCCCCCACCCCATGCCGTGTGTTGGGAAAGGATAGCGGCGCGTCGTTTGCTCCCGAGCGGCTCGCTGCTATCCTCGCCCCGGCTGACCCGTTCGCAGCCGGCCCGGCCACCGCGTTTGCTGGGGCTATCATCCCCGAAATGCAAGGTGGCGAGAAGGTCTACCAGGACCGCCCGCACTTCGCTTCGGAGATTGCCACCAAGTGCGGCGTCATGAAAGAGGCCGTTGACACGGGCGGAGCGGGGCACGACGAGCCTTTATGGAGCAACCTGCTGTCGATCCTGGCGTTCACCGAGGACGGCGAGCAGTTCGTCCATGTCATATCGGACAAGCACCCGAAATATAGGAAGCAGGACTGCGATGCGAAGTTCCAGGGGAAGCTATCTGCGAAGGAGCGCGGGGTATTAAAGCCCACCCGGTGCACGACGTTCGCGGCTATGCGCCCGGCCATCTGTGCAGCGTGTCCGCACAACGGATTGATAACGTCTCCAATCCGTCTAGGCATCCCCGTGGCCGTGGAGTTCCTGCCGCGAGGATACAGGCTCACCGACTACCGGGTCGAGAAGCTGATCAAGAAAGCAACCGCCGAAGGGGAGTCCGATCTTTGGATCACGGCGTTCCCGTATGGCATACAGAACGTGGAGCTAATCTCGAACGGCGAGCAGCCGGGCGAGCGGCTTCGCATGACCCTGGTGGGTAAGCGCAAGCACGTGGGGTTCGAGCTAGACGCCAACACCCTGTACTCGCAGGGCGGGGATCTGGGACTCGCCTTCGCTGCCAAGACGCTCTACCCGGACCACCAGCACATATCGGAGTTCAAGACATTTATGCCCAACTGGCTGCGACGAATGAAAGAGATCAAGGAATCTACCAAGACCGAGATCAAGGGTATGGGCTGGGGCCTCCGGGACAAGCAGGTCATATTCTCAACAGGCAGCAAATACTTTACCGCCAAAGGCGACGAGCGGGAGATCCTGAACAAGGACACGATGCTGGCCGGCATGTACACGCCCAAGGGCGATCCGTCCGTGTGGACTGGCGCAGCCAAATCGCTCCTGGACGACGAGTGTTATCCGATCGTGAGTACGGTCTTGTCAGCCTTCGCGGCCCCCCTGATGCAGTTCACGGGCCATGCGGGCGTGGCGTTTGCCATCCACTCGCCCCAGTCTGGGACTGGCAAGTCAGCCGCGATGCGCCTGGCGCAAGCCGTGTGGGGCAACCCAAGGTCCGGCATGCACGCCCTGAAAGACACGCCTAACTCGGTGGTCGCGCATTTGTCATTTGCTAATAATCTACCCATGTACTGGGACGAACTTCGCAGCCCTGAGACGGGCGGTATGGCGGAACTCGTGCAGTTCATATTCCAACTGTGCCAGGGCAAAGAGAAGTCCAGGATGCGGGCGGACCTGAAGCTTCAGGACTCAGGCAACTGGGCGACGATCTTCACGCTAGCCTCGAACGAGAAGCTAACCGACCACGTAGACGCGAACCTGACCAACACCGATGCCGGCCGGCTGCGGATCTTCGAGATTACGGTCCCGAAGCGCAAGCTCTCAGATGTGAACAAGGTCGCCCAATTGGAAGGCAAGCTTGACTTCAACTACGGTCACGCAGGAGCGCACTACGCCCGGTGGTTAGTCGCCAACCACGTTAAGGTCGAACGGCTGGTCATGGCCTTCAAGAACAAGACAGCGGTGGAGCTTACAGCCGATCCAAACGAGCGGTTCTGGGTGGCCCTGCTCGCCTGCCTGCTCGCTGCGGCAGAGATCACGCACAGGATCGGCCTGTTGAATATCGACCGGCAGAAGTACAAAGAGTGGCTGTACGAGGAGTTCTATCTCCAACGCGGCGACCTGAAGACGGTGCACAAAGATCCACGAACTAGAGCCGCCGAACTGTTCTTCAAGTACGTGGATGCCCACCGCGATCAGATGGTCGTCTGTGAGACTATGCCACGTGCCGGTAACATGTCGCCGGGCGCGCTCCTTGTTACTCCTCCTGTGCGCGAGATCCTGGTCATGAAGGCAGTAAACGACAACATGATACGAGTCAAGTGCAGCCACTTCGGTGAGTGGCTAATCCACAACAAAGAAAGCCGCCACACGGTGTTCGACGGACTTACCCGTCTGGGTGCGCGTACCTCCAAGGGCAGCGTCTCTGCCGGCGTAAATGCATCGTCAGGTACACGATATTCATGCTTGACGGTCGATCTGACATCGCCAGAGTTCGCCGAGTTCGCTGATACCGTAGACCGGATCAGTGAGACAACGTGAGGGTCCGGATCGTAGCCGTGTCACTGGAAGCGGCCACCCGGCAGTCGGTCAGCAGAGGTCGGTCACTATGCCACACCAAGAAGTTGAGCGCCCCTGTGAGGGCCGCCTTGGCTAGTGCTACCTGGTTGAGTCTTTGAGCGCTGGCAAGCCCCGCGGATAATAGCTCTCGTTCAAGCGCCACTACGCTCGTAAGAGCCCTCGCAGCCAAGCAAACGATCTCCGAGTCCATTCCTAGCTCCGGTCAAAAGGGAGAACCTGAGTAGACCACAGCGAGAAAGGTATTTGTCAGTTCCTTGAGTAATCTGCGATGACCGTCTCAGCCCGGAGCTTATCGTTCTTTATTGCATCTACGCAGTGATTCGGATTACCAGCGAGGAAGTTGATGATCGCGGCGAAGAATTTGCCCCGCCACTTCCCCTGTAGCTGTGCGCTACCCGCCCGTCCGGACAGGGTTTCCCCTACGATCCCGCCCGTGAAGGCGCTTCCAAGCAGATCAATGCACAGCAGTACGTTGAACCAATAGCCCTTCTTCATCAGTAGTTCACCAGCTTTTGCAACGTCGGGTCACGCATCGGCTCGCCGCGGGCGACCTGCTCGCCCTTCAGTGCAGACCTCGGGATGCGCAACAGATCCGACCGACGTACAGCCTGGCCGGGGTTTTTCTCATTGAAGTCCCTTACCGCCTGGAGCGCGGCCTCCTTGCTGGCCGGGTCCTTGGCGTTCCAATACTGGTTAACCAGCGAGGTTTTGGATGACCTGGCCCAGTCGCCATAGCTGAACGCCGTGTTCTGCCGCTCCTGAATCTTGGCAATTGCTGTAGGTTTTAGTCCTACACCCTGCACGATCGCGGCCCACGGAGAAACCTCTTCTGGCTTCAAGAGTATCCCGCCCGCCTGGTTGGTCTTGCCCCCGGTGTACAACTGGATGGACTTTTCCAATTCGTGGAACGCCTTCACCGGGATCAACGAAGACAGGGCCTGGTACACATCGCCCTTCTCCATGTTCCGCATGAACCCATCCTTGGCGTTAGCGAAGAACTGTGGGATCGGCCCGAGCTGTGTACCGAGAAACTCCATAACCTTAGCTTTGTCCGAGGCCAGCAGGTCCGGCGGATCGTGGAACACCAGATCCGACAGGCCGAGCCGACTGGACAGGTCAATACCAAGCAGGTGCGGCGCTCCGTTGGCTATCGCGTCCCCGCCCGTCTGACCGAAGTGATCCGACAGGAAGTGCCGGATCGAGTTGTCCATGTCGTGGTACTCATCGTCGTCCCCGAACATCTTGTTGTATGCATACACCGCCAAGCGGATCGGTTCGAGCGCAGCCCCTTTGATCACACCCCCGAAGATCGAGGTACCGAGCATCATGCCGGCGGCGATCTTGGCGGCCTCGGCACGGCCGCCTGGCGAGCCGCCGACTACGGCGTCTTTGATGTTGCTGTACAGCAGATGCGCCATACCCTGTACATACGATTTGAACATCGTGACCGAGGACAGCCCCGGTACGCTCCCGATGCGCTTGAAGGCTCGTGGGCGATTGGTCGTCGAATAGTCGATATGTACTTCCCGAGTGAAGTCAGCAGCCTTGCGGACATCGCCGTTGGTCAATTCCAGTCCGGCTAGAGCAGTAGTGATTCGGTTGTAGGCGTCGGCCATATGCGGCATGAGACGGGCGTACTCCATCGCCTTCGCCGCCGTGGGGGAATCCCCACGCGCGATCGCCGCCAGTTCGTTCGAGAACGAGGTGTTGATCACGCCGCGATCGAGAAGCTGCTGCAGTGGGGAATTGGCTCCGGTCGCCCACTTCTTTAGCTCCGGATGCTGCCGCACTGCCTCAAGGATCGCGTTGGTGATATCCGTGCCAGTCATGCCGCCCGGCCTGGATAGCATCGCCCTGGTCGTACTTCGAAGGGCAGACGGGAGTGCCGCACTCATGGTCTTGGAGAACGCCACAGCCGCCTTGCCGTATCCCCAGCGGGCACCGGCAACTGGGTATCCAGTCGTGAAGTTCTGGGTAAGGTTCACAAGAGCATGCGATGCCGATGCCATGTAGTTCATGAACCCGATCTTAGCCATGGTGCTGTCGAGCAGATTGCCATGCCCGTAAAGCTGCGTCTCCTGCCGAAGTCGGCGGTTGACTTCGTCTACGAATGCACCGCGCTTGTACATGGTCTTCTGCGAGGCGTTGCCTACAGCCGGATCGCGAGCCGCCTCGCGGATCTTCGCCAGAGCATCAGCCTTGGCAAGAATCGACCCCAGGTTAGATACATGGTACGCCACGGAACTCGCATGCGATGCGAAGTTCTGTCGCATCTCATCGGCCTTCACGCCGCCGACTCCGCGGCGGGCCAGACGGCTAGACGCATACGAAGAGCGCGAGGCGATCAACTGCAGGAACGACTGACGCAAGGACTCCTGCAGCGCATCGGATGCCTCGTCTGCCCCGTTCCTGGATATCTTCCGGTTGATCTCCGCAGCAAGATCCCGCAGCCCGGCGGATAGTGGGGCGTTCTCCTTGGTGAATGTACGCTCGGTGACAGCCGGTACATCGAAGCCCATACCCCGCATGCGCTGGGCTTCGGCTTCCGCTTCGCCGGCCGACTTGTGGAAGCTCACGTACTCGGCGTTATAGTCCACCCCGTACTTGCCCCCACCCTGCGCGATCACATGCGCCTTGGAGCCGGGCGACAGATCCCTTACCCTGCTGGCGAACGCTTGCGCTTCGCGCTCCGTATCGAAAATCTTGTTGCCTTCCGGAGTAACCTGCACCACCTTGTTGCCAGTTCGACCCAGGTGGAAGTATGGACCGTCGATCTGCTGGAGCCCCGCGAAATCGGTCAGGGTCTTGCGCAGCTTGTCATTGCTCTCGCCCACGTCAACCAACTTGCCGTCGCCGACCAATCCTTCGATCTCGTAGGGCGACTTGGCTCGATACAAGAGCGCCCGCTGGGCCGGCGTCACTTGCTTGAGATCAAACCCGGTGAGCGCCATATCAACGCCGGCCTTGTGGCTCTGCGATGCCGCCCAAGCGTTATGGTCCCTGGCCTGCTCGAACACGCTCTGCGCATCCGGGGACAGCGCATCGAACCGCCGCTTGATGTCGTCATACCGCTGATCGAACCCTGTCGCCTTGGCGGCCTTTTGCGCCTGCAGGTCCTTCGCCTTGGTAGGATCAATCCCGTGGGTAGTAGCGTCCACCATGACCTGTCCGAGCTTGTTATTCTCGTCGGACGGTAGTCTCAACCAGTCCTCGCCGATGGCGCGGGCGCGATTGACAATCCCGGTCATCTTCGATACGCCAGCGCTCTCAGCCTCGTCCCATTTGCGCACAGGGTTAGTCGGATCGTCCGGATGTCCGAAGTTACGCAGGTTCCTGCGGATCAACTGGTCGTTGGACGACAGAGGGTTGAACACCCGCCGGGCCGATTCCCAAGCACCTGATTTCACTGCTCGGTGAAACAGCCTGGCAACAGTGGTGGCCGTGTCGCCTGCCGCTTCGCGCAGCTTGCCCTCGTCGCGCAGTCGTGGCGGGGGAGTCTCCAGATCCTCAAGGGCTCGAAGGTGCGGGGCGTCGTGGGCGTCGATTAGCTTAGATCGCCTTTGCTCCAGCGCTGCAACCAGTTCGCCAGCAGAAGCATCCGGCGCACCGCGGTTCGCTGCTTGTCGTTCCATGACTTCATGGGAGGTCGTCAGGATATCGCTCAGGAGTCCCGAGTCCTCGGGGTGCTTGAACCCGAAGAAGTTCGCAATCGCTTCGGTGATCCTTGAAACAAACGAACTGTTCTTCGATAGATCCCTTGCGCCGTACAGCGGATGAGTCGGATCGCTATCTACGTATCTGCGCCTTACATTCGTATCGAGATCATGTAGCTCCGCCTGGAACTTCGGGTTGGTCATCGCCTCGGCGACAAACTCCAGTGAGTTTGAGAACCCGTAGTGGTGTCCTGCTGGTCTGAACCCGTTTGGCAGTTCAGGGCTATTACGATCTTCGAAGAACGCCTCTACGTTTTCGGCGTAGCCCCGCCCGTACTTGTGGTCCAGAAGTGTCTTCGCTTCGTGGCGTAGTTCATTTATGCGCGACGCCAACTTGCCGCGCGGGTGGTTGGTAAGTTCGTAGACGGTAGCTCCGTGCACTGCTTCGTGTAGGAACGCATGCAGGAACTTGATCGGTGAAGCGCCTCCGCTGATACGCACCTGCAACGTGTGCGTCCGCGGATCGAACAGCCCCGCTGTGGTATCACCCATCGGCTCCCCGGTACGGGGGTCGATCACTGCCTCAGTGAACTTCACTGGCAGGTCTGGAGCGTGCGCTATCAAGGCATCGAGGATTCGGACGATCTGTTCGCCGTCCTTCCCGGCCATGGCGGCGACTGTGCGAACTGACTCGAAAAGCTTCTTCGAGGAGAAGAATTTGCCCAAGCTGCCTTGCGCCCACGTCATGAACGGGACACCGCGTACAGTGCTCTTCGCGAGTTTGGCCGCGACCTTGGCGATGGCAGTGTTGGTTACGTCCAGCGAGCTTGGCGACAGGTCGCGGTGCTCATATCCATCAGCGGCTTCGTCGCTATCCGGGTTGTGATCTACCGCCTCCGGGTCTGGCGTATCTTCCCATTCGGCCTTACCTGGGCCGCTGTCCTCTTCGTCACCGAACGCCTTCTCATGAAGATCCGCGAGCTTCTTGCGGGTCTCGGCGTAGCGGACGATCGCCTCGACCGTCTTGTCATCGAGCTTCTTGCCGTTGATATCGTGCGAGAAGTCGATGATCTCCTTGCGGGCAGACTCTACTTCGGACGGGGCCGCATCGACGAACCGCTTGATCAGGTTCGAGAGCTTTATATGTTGCCCGCGGTTCAACGGGGAAGACTTCGACCGAGGGCTAAGAGCCGAGAGCCGGGCGATCCACCCCTTGTTGATATCGAGGCCACCCATCAACTCAGATAGATAATCCGCCAGTGCGCCGCGTTTGTTCCCGTTGGCCTCGGCGGCCTTCGAGATTGCCTCCGGATCTAGCCCCATTTCATCGCGGACGAAGGAGACGATCTCGTTGCCCTTCATGACCCTGGGGGCGACGTCTATCGTTTCGCGCTCGGACACGGGCTTTAGTTCGCTTGCCTTCGGAGGTGGTTCCTCCACCTTCTCAGGCTCACGCTTCGCGGCCCGTTCCTTCCTGGCTTCGCGAAGTTGCTCGCGGCGGGTGGTCGCTTTCTCCGGGAGTGCTTCGCCGCCGAGAAGTTCTCTGGCGGCCGAGCGCATATCGTGACTGACCTTATCCAGCATATCGTGACCGGTTCCGCGATTCTTGGCGGTCTCTTCCGGAGTCTTCTCTGACAACCTTTCCGCCCGCTTCGCGGCTTTCAAGGCACGATTGACTACTTCATCAGGTGCCTTACCTGCCGCCTTCGTGGCCGCATCAAGCAGGACACGGGCGAATGCACTTGCATTGTCCTGGCGCTCCGCCAACTTGGCACCGAACTTGCGTCCTGATGCGGGGCGTTCGGCGTCTTCGTAGAAGGTAAGCGCTGACTTAAGCTGCTGGTCGCCCTTGAGTTCAGATGCTGGAACAGGCTCCGACTTGGCCGCTTCCTTGGCCGGTTCTTTAGTTACTTCCGGCTCTGGTTTTACCGGCTCTTTAGCCGTTACAGGCTCAGATTTTGCCGGTTCTTTGGCCGGTGTTTCGACGGGCTTTGCGGGCGACTCGGGTGGAGTACCGTCTCGTACTTCGACATCCCCGACCATCTCAGGCTTGGAAGGTTCATCGGGTGCGATCTCGGGCTTCTCGCCAAGGGTGCTGCTTGTAACACGCTCGGACGGAACCTCAACGATGTCGCCAGTGGGCTCTCCGTCATCCCCAAGATGCTTGATCTTGGTTACGCCGTTCTCTTCCCCGTGGATCTCAATAGGGACTTCCGCGCCCTTCTCGGGTCGGTACATACCGATAACCGGGCCTTGGTCCTTGGCGACTTCGGCGGTGCGGCGGGCGAGAGCGGCCTCGGGGGTAGTGACCACTGGCTTCTTGCCCTGTGCAGCCATGCTCTCGGAGATAGCCGGGACTTCTGCGGGCGTGACCATGGTCTCCGCGGCTACTGCGCCTTCGGGAGTCTGGCCCTGGACAACCGCAGTCTGGGATGGGTTCTTACCCTCGCCCGCACCAGTGGCCTCGCCAATCACCATCTGCGGATCTTTGCCGGCATCGAGCGCGGCCTGCGCAGCCTTGGCGTTCTCAGGCGTATCGAAGATCAAATGCCCATCGTTAACCCGAACGGTGCGATCTTCCATGATCGAGTTTCCTGCGAGTCGCTTTACGGCGGCGGCGTCTTTGCTCGATGCGCCCTTCAGGCTCTGGAGAGTCTCCTTGGACAGATAGACGCCAGTGCGGGGCGTCTTCTTATCACGCATGTCCACGAACTGGGCGAGTAGATCCTTGACCGGCTCGGCCGAAGGTTTGTCCGGCACTACGGTTGCAGTGGTCGGCGCAGCGGCTTCGGGTGCTACCGGAGCAGAATCCACGAACCCGTCTGGGGCGGGCGGAGATGCTCCGGAATCAGGAGTTCCGGCCCGGCCTGCCTGCGCGGGTTTGACGATATCCCCACCTGTTACTAGCGGAGTCCGTCCCTGGCTGTCCGCGGTCCCGTGACTTACTGCCTCTGCATTCGCATTAGCGATCAATAAATCTAAGTGGTTCGCGAGTGCGGAACCGGCTGGGATAGCCGCCCCTTCCGCCTGCGACTTTTCGAGGAATGCTTTAAGGGCATCTTGCGCAGGAGTAGCGGAAGCACTGGGCGTATTCGTGGCTTGTGGCGGAGCGCCCGGAGGAGGCTCATCCGGCGGTGCAGCGTTCGGATCTGGGATCGGCTGAATGTCTGTATCAGCAGTAGGGAGTTTGCCGCCCTTCTTTACGAACTTGTTCGCTACATCAGGTTTTGCCAATGCACCGAATACGAGACCGAGCACCCCAGCGGATACGAGCGTAGCTGGATCAAATGGATTGATCTTGTCTGCCGCTTCCCGGTACCCGTCGCTCTTGAGAATCTCCTTGGTAAGAAGTTCACTTGCTGGCGAAAGCGCCAAATTACCGCCCGCTCCGATGGCCATGCGCTTGATCAGCGAAGGCGACTTCATCGGCAGTCCCATGCCAACGCCGTTAAGCAGTAGCGATGCGCCGGCTAGTTTGTAGGCAGTCTTGATGTCCTGGTTCTGGTCAAGCGAGTTGGTGGCGGCGTTCATCGTTGTAGACCCGAGGAATCCTTCCGGGCCTAATGCAATTGGGGCAATCCCGCGGATCGCCTCACCTACCGTCTGGGCGGCAGAACCGACATTGCCGATCTGTTCCTGTCGTGCAGCGCGATCCTGTAAATACTTGACGCTGGTTCCGAACGTATCGTCTACTGACTTGAACAGGCTGTCGGCGAAATCTGCGGCCTTGGCATTGCCTGATGCATACAGCGGGCGGGCAATGAGTCCCGCTCCGATGTGTCCTGCGCCTTGCGCTGCCTCGTTGACGCCCTGCGCGAATTTGGTCGCGGCTTCTTGCCAGAAGCCTTTCCACGAGGGAGGGGCAGGAGTCTTCGGCTCCTCGAAGTGCGCAGGTGGAAGATCCGGAGCAGCCGAGTCTTCCCATTCAGGAGGCGGAGTATCCGGTTGGGCTTCGTCTGTAGGAATACCGGATAGCTTCGCCTTGATCTGAAGCGTGTTGCTCTGAGGCATCGGACCGAACTGGATGTTCGGATTATCCGCTCGAAGCTGGGCACGGGCTTGCGCGCCCGCCTGCTGCATGATCTCTGCGGCACTGTCCGGAGTTACCTGCGGAGGAATCGGGATTGCGGAGCCTGCCACATTCAGTCTCCTTCACCCATAGAGGTAATGTTGTCGTCAGTTTGTTCGTCTTGCGCGGCCTGGGTATCGTCCTCTGGCGTACTGATCGCGCCTGTCCCGCCAGAAGTCGGAGGCGGTACGAACCGCTTACCGGACTTGAGCGATGCGCCGAGCATCGGCGGGATACGAACAGTCGCCCACCGTCCGTCTACGAACACCGCAGCCTGTCCACCGTCTGGGGACAGTCGAACCAGTGACTTTCCGTCAGGGCCTTTCATGCCCTGGTTCCTGAACATGGCAGCCGCGATACGGGCATTGCCGTCCGGGCCTAGTTCAGGATTGTTTACGATCAATGCCTGGGTAGTCGCAGTGATGTTGGCGATGCCTTCCGATCCAAGTCCCTTCGCCCACGGCGGTTGCGCCGCTGGGTTGGGCACCATCTTTCCCGCGGAGATCGGATCAGTGGAAATTGTCGTCGGATTGACCAACCGCCCAACTGCCTGCACGGCCGCCTGCTGATACCTCAGTGCATCGCCTGGTTTTATCGCCTGCCCGAACGCCCCCGTCAATGCCATCTGAGTAAGTCGATTGGTGTAATACTGCCCGCGAGCTGTGGCCATGACACCGAAGCCGTAGTCCTTGAAGTTCTGTGCAGCGACCCGTCGTGCCTCGGAATTCGATTTGTTGAGCGCGGCTTGCGCCGTCACTCCTGCCGCACTAGCTTTAAGCAAGTCGCTCTGTGCCTGCGAAGTCTTGAGCCTCATTTCAGCGGCGGCGGCTGCACGGCCGGCCAGTGTCGAGGCAACCTTCATGGGATCGAGAGCCGCCTCGCCAAGCAACTGCAGATGTGCAGCGTCCACTGTGTGCATGTTCGGCGAGCCATCAGGAAGCTCCGGATTCATCGGGTCCTGGTATTGCAGTTCCCCGTTCGGACCTTTCTTGATATCGAGGTCCTTGCCATCCGGGAAGTAGTAGTACACGTTCTTCATGGCCTGCTCTACGCCTTTGCTATCGCCATTGAGTAGCGCCATATTGGCAGCGGAGAGGTTCTTCAGAACCTGGCTCTGGAAGAAGTGATCTCGTTGGCCCATCAGGGCTTCGTACAACCTGGGACCATCTTCTCCTGCCGCTGCGGCTGCGTCCGCAATCTTGGCGTTTAGGCCGTCCCAGTATTCAGGGCCGAGCGAGTGCGGCTTACCGGACTGCGCCGGAGTCTGCTGCGGAATACCCGCTTGAGTGGCCGGATCGGAAGCAGCGGTCCGTATGGCCGCCTGCGGAGCATCGGACGGGGAATTAACTGGAGCCATATTCCCGGCTGTACTCGACGTTGGTACGCCCTGAGTAGCATCCGGTGCGCCGGGTGAGGGCGGAGTACCTATTCCGACCTGTCCGTTGGGTACGTGATTGTCATTAAGCGATCCATCATGCAGATCCTGAAACACGCTACTCACGCGGTCCCTGATGTTCTGCTGCTTCGCGTAATTCGACGACTGTTCCTGTAGCGCGAGATCCCTGCCCGCCTGTGCAGTGGGGAATGCTTGTCGTTGCTCCTTTAGGTTCTCGTACCCCTGCGCCAAGTTCTGCCCGGTCTGCAAGCCATGCACGAACGTATTGGCGGGGTCCACGAACCCGCCACCCTCGAACGCAGTATGTCCGGGAATGGGGGGCGGCATAGCAGCCGCGGGCGGTGCCGGTGGAAGAGCGCCGGCCACTGGTGGAAGCGCACCAGCAACAGGTGCAGTAGGAATCCCCCCGGCGGGCGGGGCGTTGGGTGCAGCACCGGCATACGCATCGCGGATGTCTCCGTATACACCGCCCACCTTTGTGCGGGTTGCCTGCAACTTCGCGAAGTCCTTCTGCCTGGAAAGCAGATCGAGATCCCTGCCCGCCTGTGCAGTGGGGAATGCTTGTCGTTGCTCCTTTAGGTTCTCATACCCCTGCGCCAAGTTCTGCCCGGTCTGCAAGCCATTCACGAACGTATTGGCGGGGTTCACGAACCCGCCGCCCTCGAACGCAGTCTTGCCGGGGACCGGCGGAGGCATTGCTCCCGGAGGCGGCTGCTGCGCGAAAGGTGGCTCTTTAGGCTCAGGCATCAGGATCGCGGGCATCAGGCACCATGCGGGTGTGGGTGAGCTACCGGGATGCCAGATATGTTTGCTTTGGCCTGCCGGGTTTTCTGTACCAAGTTGTGGAAGAACTCGTGGCCTTTGAAGTCAACCACGTCCTTCGGGATTACGTACTCGCCAGGTGTGAGCCATGCGGGTTTGGTGTCCGTAGATCCTGCAACGGGAGGCGTTGGGAGAGCGCCCTTCTGGCTGACTGGGCCGCCACCTTCCATCATGAACGCACCCATGGCTGTACCGGCCAGCGATGCGATACTGTTCATCGGTGACATCTGCGAAGCCGCCTGCGCCTGCGCAAGCTGATCCTGGAAGCCCTGGTGCTGGATATCCGCGGCGGATTTATTGGCATCCAAGCCGGTCTGCAGGAACGTGTTCTGACTAGTGCCTGCTCCGATCTGGGTTCCTTCCGAAGAGTTCATGACGTTGCTAGCAGCGGAACCAATATTCGATCCGGTCCCCGCGTTCTGGCTGGCCATCTGATTGACTGTGTTGCCCTGCTGGACAGCCTGGTTGGTCATCTGGCGGGCGGTGTTCTCCGTCTGGAGCGCGGACTGGGTGCCCGCCTGCGCGGCTGCTGCGGCCTGCTGTACGCGGCTCTGCGCATCAAGTGCACCGGCATGGATGGTAGAAGGATCAACGCCCATCGCGGCCAACTGCTGCTGCGAGTTCTTCCGCTGGGCATCGAACGATGAATTGACGTCGCCCATCGCCATGCCCTGCAGGCGCTTGACGTTCGCCTCGCTACCGTAATCCTGCGCCTGTTTGATCTGCTGTTGCTGCAGGGGTACGTAGTTGCTCTGGTAGTTCTGGAACCCCTGGGTAGCGGCGTTGTTGACCGTTTCCATCATAGGAAGCTGGCCGCCTATGATCTGCGAAGTCGTCGCCTGGTTCTTGGCGTTAAGACTCTTGGCCAGTTCCGCCTGTTGTCCGGCCGCGGCAGTTGAAGTGTCGAACAGCTTGTTAGCGTTCTTTACATTCCCACTTACATCGGGTGCATCAGGTACGCTACCTTTTCCCATCTGAGAACCACCGGCAGTGTTCGCGCCGCAACATATATATGATCAGCGCCCCTTCGGGGTGCGCGTCGTTAATGATACCAAATTCTGTAAAACCGAGTCTTATGGCCAGGTTACGGCTCTTACCATTGGCCGAAGAGATCGGAGCCGTCAGCACGTTGTACCCCCACTGCCCAAACGGGACCTCGAACATCATGCGCAGGAACTCCCGGTTCATCCAGGCGTACCCGTCGCCGGCCAGGTGCAGATTGCAGCTTGCCCCCGTGTGACTGTTGTATCCCGCTACGCACACGAGGTTCCCGCGAATGACCCGCCCTACCCCTTTGAAGTCATCGCTCCATATGAGTCCGGTTCGATCCGAGATCCATTGGAACAGCTTCCGATCAGGGCCGCCGACGAGATGGTCGTTTCTTAGCTGGTGATACGCGGTCGCCCATGTACCCGTTAGCATACGCGGCACGGGCTTGGGCCTCCGCTCCCGCTCGGTTCGGGTACACCTTTCCGTGATGTCCCCACTGATACCCACCTGGAACTTTGTGCACAGGCATACATAACCCTCACCCGAAGAGTGAACGCAACCAGCCCAATAGCGCCTTCAGGTACGCGATCAGGCGATCGAAAAACCCGTAGGAGTTGCCGGGGTCGGGGAGATCGAGAACGCGACCTCAGACGAGTTCGCAGACACAATCCCATCCTTCGTCTGAGCCTGCACTACCGCGAAGTAATCGCCATTTGCAAGCTTGCCTAGCGCCGCGATCGGAACCGCCAACTTGCCATTGGCGTCGGGCGTCAGTGCGTTCGAGGCGTACAGATTCGGGTACGGGCCACCGGAGGTAGTACCCCACAGCAGGTTGTACTGAACGATCTCACCCGCAACGACGGGGGTGCCATCGGTGTTGGTGTTAACGGGAAGAAACAAGAACCCGGTTTTCGGGTTGACTACTTTTGACATATACCCTCTTTCTGGCAAACGCGAATGTATTCCTGGAGAGCTTCGATCTGCGCATCGGCATCGCGCAGGTGTTTCTGTGTCAGCGGGCCGATGTCAGTCCCCTCGCCCTCACTTCCTTGAGCCACTGGGACTCGTGGTTCGGGGGGACCATCAGCAGCGTGTCCGGTGCCACCATCTGCGGGCAGACTGCTACTGGGCTGTGGCGCGTACTTGCACACGCGCACATGGATAGGGTCAGCAAGCTCAGCAGCGTACTTCGCAGCGAGATTGGCAGCGATTTGATTAGCGAGGACCTGTGCACGGGATTCGACCTCTTGCTTGTGAATGATCAGGGCAGCGGCCAGCTTCTGTTGGGCTGCGGCTTCTTGCTTTCGGCCGATACCGCGCTCGTGCATTACGAACGTAGCCCCGGAGATGAGCAGGACGATAATCGAGAACGCCCAAAGCGCATTGTTGTTACGCTTTAGGAACGCCAGAATCAGCATCAGCATTACGCGGCCTCCCCGAGATAACGGTTTCTAGTGACGGCCATTTCCAATACAGTGCACGCATCGTTGCCCAATACAGGGTGGGCGAGGCGAAGGCGTCGGCCAGGGCAGTCCAGTGGCCTAGTGAAATACTCCGGAACCCGCCGGGGATCATCGCTGCCCAAAACCCAAGCGTGAACACGTAACAGCTACCGAACGCGATAGCCTGACTCGCCCGCCGATGGGTCCGGTCATCGAAGCTATCCGGCAAGAACGACTTAAAGAACTGCGTTACGAAGAATGACGCAACGAGCCCGAACAGTCCGGCGGCCAGCCGCGGGTATTCGGTCATCAGCGAAACAACAAATGTAACCTTCTCTTCAACCATACGTCACTGCGGCGATCGCCGCACTACATGCCCGGTCCATCCAGTCCGCCCCGTAAAGGGCAAAGTTCGCGCCTCTGGCGTACCTCTGGCACCTCAAGGCCGTGAACCGGGCTATCAACTTCTTCGGGTCTTTCGCCTTCACTGCCGCCATGGTGGCCGGACCTAGAACCCCGTCTACCACCGCGCCGGATGCCGCCTGCATGAGCCTGATCGCCGCGCCGACACCCTGGTTGAACGCGCAGTCGAGTGCTACGACGGCCAGTGCGGGCGGGAGCGAATCACCCCAGACCTTAAGCCAGTAATCAGTATACGCTATGGCCTTAATCTGGTCCGGGGTGAGGTGTTCGATATCCAGGGCCGGATAACTCGCGGCAGAGATCCCGCCGTTCGTGCCCCTAAGCTCGCCTTGGCCTACGACCCCGCCAGTCCAGTTACCGGAGTCCCTGGGGTCCTTCTGGAATCCTTTCTCGCGATCAGCTACGAATGCGTATGCGTACTCCCATATCGCACTCAACGCTTCCTCGGCTGGTCGTCCAGTCTCTGGTTCAGTACGTCGATCTTCCCTGACAGGACATCAAGTTTATGCGATATCTCCGGCATGCCGCTCATTGCCGCTTCGACGTGCTCAAGCCGAATCGTGTTCACCCGGACTGTATCCCTTGTATCGACAAATGACCCGGCCGCACCGATGACTGCACCGGCAACTGCCGTTATTGCGAACTTCACGATCGTAGCCTTGTCGAGATCAATCACATCACACCTGCTTGAGTTCCTTCGCTGTTTCGCCCATGACAAAATTATTCACCGGGACATTGCCCACCAATTTCACCTGCCAGACATCGCTCTTGAATCCAGACGGGAGTCTGAATATCTGCTCGTCTGCAATTGCCTCGTCGAATATCACATTCCATTTAGATGCCAAGTCGCGCATCGAAATAGTTACCTGGACCTGCGCTGCATAATTCATCAGCGAAGCCACAGGAAACAGCGGACTGCCCCCGATGGGATTACGGATCTGGGGAAGCACGGACGCGACAGCCTCGACACGGACGCCATTCAATACCGCCAAGTTCAGGCAGTTGAGTGGCTTGACGATCCGCTGCGTGTTGAACGTCGTGTAGTCGGCGACCTGCTGTGAATCCACCTGCACAGGGTTAGCCGCGAACTTGAGACGAGCGGCCCCGAAGTTCAGCGGGTTCGGGACCTCGTATTCCTTCGAGGTCCACGTGTAGTAATACGGGATCGAAGCAGGCGGGTCCCATAGCAGTGCGCGGTTCTTCTGTACGATGTACACGTCCCCGCTGTACCCGTCGATCTGGATGCACGATACCTGACTGAACCGGTCTAGCTTTGTAAGTGGAGCTAGTTGCTCCGCAGGGGAGAATATGAACCCCGTGTTCGAGGTGTCGAACGCGATGTACTGCACGCCGTAGGGGACTGCGACAACCGTGGTCGGGCTGAAGAAGTTCTGCCACTCCTCGCGGGTAAACAGTGACCGGCTGATAAGCTCCGTGCGCGCACCGTTTACCCGGATGATCCCCTGCGGGGAGGCGTAGTACACCCCGTCAATGGTGGTGGCGATACTGCGGCGGCTGATGCATGGGTCGATGGACTCGATCTTTTCCATCGTGATATTGACCGGCGACATGCCTTCGGCCACGTACGGGTGCGAGGTCGTCGCTACGACTACGATGTTGTTGAAGATTGCTACCCCAACAATCTCGGTCTGGCAGGTTTGAACGTACTGGAGCGGCCATGCGTGCGGTCGGTACGGCTCCGAGAAGTACAAGTCCCGGCCCTGGAACCCCACAAGGAAGCCCCCAGGATGGGCCACGATCCCCTTAAGTCCCGGAGGGGGAGCAACCCATGTTAGGGATGGCATCGTGTTGTTCTGGGCCACTACGGCGTCATTCGCGATATCGCTGTACGTGGTCATTCCCAGTGGGACATCGGCGACGAAGTAATACTCTGACGAGGTGTACCCGGGCACCGTTCTGTATATCCGAATCGTAGTGATACTACGATTTGCCGCATCAGGAACGGTTGTATCGAACCCAGTGATCACCCAAGACCCTAGCGTACCTGTCGCAAGCGTTGGCGGGCTGGGCGGGCCTTCCTCGCCGAAGGAGGAGATGAACGTGTAGACGTATGCCCTGGTCAGATCGGTCCCACCGGGGGGTGTCACAACTGGCGCGTTTACAGGCGTAGGTATGCCTAGCAAATACGGAGGGTTGTTAGCGAGAATCCTGGCACGGGTGTTGTACTGCGGCTTGCCCGACAGCACATAGGAATCCCCTGTCCAGTAGTACCGCTCGAACGAGTCGTTCGCCACTGGTGTACGGACGAAATCCACTTCGGGGTCGTAGAAGTAGATCCAGGAATCAGTCGTCTTGATCGGAGTCGGCGAGGTGAGGATATCCGGAATCCGGTACGCCCTGGCGATGGGATTCGGCGGAAACAGCGGATTGAAGTCTTTGATCACCTGCGCTTCGTGGAGCCCGCGAAGCTCGCCAGACAGGAGCTTGGCGTTATCGGCACGGGTGGCACCGTTTGGGGGGATGAGACGGGCGGAGTACCGAGGGGCGATACCGGCGAAGTTGTCTACCTTAATGATTGTCATGTTTCGTAGACCCCTAACACGTACTTCGTCATAAGTGTTAGCTCTCGCACGTAGAAGGCACGGGACTTCGCAATTCTCGGCAAGTATATCATAAGCTGGTCTACGCCCGGTCTCGTGATGCGGACATGGTTACACCCAACAGACCCTTCCCTTATAGCAGTCATATTGTTCTTCGGAAGTAATCACAACTCCCTATATTCTGGACTTGCGTATCTATGTACGGGCTTGCTAACCCCACTTCATCAACGGACCCTATGAATGTCGAGATGGCCTCACTTGTCCACTCGTTGTAGTCGTACCCATTTAAGCTATATCCGAAGTAAAGGGTGGTTCCATCACTCCGAAGGCGCAAATACCCTGTGCTTAGGGTAGGTACACTGACAGACCCTACGTTTAGAACGTAAGTAAATGTACCAGTGGGGCTGATCGTAGACCGCTGATAGTAGATGGTAGATCCACCATAAAAAAACGTATTGATCGCATTGTTAGTTGAAGCGTTTCTTAGAGTCAGTACAACCCCCATGCAAGCCCCACTAAACGGCAGGCCAACCTTTATGACAAACGCCCAAGAACCGCTCGGGGCCGCTTGATACACGAACGAATTTGTCGTGCCGCTAGAAGACGTGGGGCGGAGCGCTCCGGTCGCGACATTGAGAAGCATAGTACCTGCTGAGCGTACCGACCACGCATTAGCTCCGGCGAGGCGGGCACCAGTGGTGTCGATGCTAGCGCCGTATTCAAATTCATCATCGTAGGGGGTTGGGGAACCAGGGTGAGAATCCGGTGTTTTATTCGCGTTACTTCCGCCCCCGCCCGCTGCGGCGGCCCACTTTATCCCAGTCGCTTGCGTGCTATCCGCCGTGAGTACGTACCCATCAGTACCGACGCCCAAGCGGGTATCGACGGTAGAATGCGTGAAGATATCGCCCTTGGTAGTCAGCGGAGACCCACCCGCGGCGGCTGCCGCCCACTTCAGCCCGAGGGCCTGCGTGCTATCGGCCGTCAGAACATACCCGTTAGCCCCAACAGGTATGCGGGCGTCCACACCTGAAAATCCCCATAGATCACCCTTCGTAGTCAGGGGTGATGCGGAGCTTGGTGGCAAGGAGTGAAACCCTTTCGCCCCGGCTCCGTCTGTCCCGTAATACTGCAAGTTGCCTGGGGCCGAGGCGTCGTTGACTAGGGTCAGGGTGCGATCCGCCGTCAAGTCCCCGCCACCAGCGACGGAGTTTCCGCCAAGGATCTTCCTCCCAAGTGGAACCGACGATCCGCCGTTGCTGGCCGTCGTACTGGAAGGGACTACCGCGCCATTTACAAGGCGGGCAAGACCAGAGTTGATAAGCTCACTGACGCGGACAAACGAATCCCCTGCACTGCCACGAAGCCGCTGCGCAAGCTCGACCGCTTCCTTCAACTGCCGAAGGACGATCGTGTGATTCTGTATGTCATCAGTCGGCGATCGGATCGCCGAGGACTGAACTCTGGTTTGCTCGACCATTAAGTCTTCATGATGTAAAAGAGCGCCCGGTACGGCGGCAACGCGACGCTGTGAACGTGATCCAGTTCCGCCGTGATCGTGTGCGTGTGGCCAGTACCACTACCAGCTGCGTCGGTGTTGAACGCCGGAGCCGGCACGCCGGCGCTGACGACATACGTGTCGCGCCCGCTGCCTGTACTTGATCCGTTGTGCTGCATGGTGCTCATGCCGTGCGTGTGCGATGGCAACTCAGGTATGGTCAGTACGTGCGCCCCGGTAGCACCGCCATGGGAGTGCGCCCCGGCCGCCCCTGATACCCCGCTCATGGAACCGCCGGTCGTCGGGAGCGCGCCTCCGGCACCTACGATGAACTTGTCCCGCAAGTCAGGAGTTCCCGCCGTCCCGTCACAGAGGACGTACCCGGTCGGAATAGTCAGGTTCGTGCCGCTCCAGATGCACACCATCCCAGTGACATTGACGCCCACCCCAGACGGAAGCTGATTGAGCAAATTCGCCTTGGTGAGTACCGGACTACCGCCGATAGTCGGAGCGCCGCCGCCGGGGGGCACATAGAACTGGTTGTCTGTCTCGCCCGGAGACCCGCGTACATATGCCCCCGCCAGTTCTCCACCCTGGATGCTACCGGACGAGTTCTGCTGGAGCACCCCGTTGTTCGTGGTCGTACCAGACAAGATGTCGCCGCCGGTCTTCTGGAGCATGGTGCCGATCACACCCGCGGTCACACGAAGCTCGAACCTCGATCCTGACGGGAACGCCTTGGCGGAGGTCCCTTCCATGGCACGGGTGATAGTCATCACATCGCCCGATCTGGCCGTGATCCAGACGATCTCAAGGTTTCCGAGAGTGTCTTCGAGCGTACCCACCGCGTACTGCCCAGCCGTGATGGCTGGGAATAGCGCACCTTGGCCGGCCGTCACAGTTACTGATGTATCAGTAGCGATGATGCCAGAGGCCAGCAAGGACGAAGCGTTATTGGAAAACACCATCACATTCATGATTTGCTCCGGATATCGAACTGGACGACATCCTCAAAGGTCTGACCCAAACTTGTAGTTGTAAGAAACTGCGCTTCGTAGGAATTCCCATCCACGCCACCAGAGGAATAGAACACAGCAATTGACGCGGGCGCTGGGCCTATCGCTACCCCGGTGATCGCGAATGCGGGCGAAATGGGAGGAGACCCTATCGGGAGTACATTGACTGTGACACCTGTGATGATCTCCCCTGTGGAAAGCTGCGCCGTGTAATCGAGCTTCCCGCGCCGGATCTCGTTCGGACTCTGTGCGAAACGTGCTGTTAGTCTGCTCATATGTGTGTCTTGATCATGGTGTTATCGCCAGGTCGATAGATCGTTGGATTGATACTTCCGACGTTAGCCAGGAACACCGGAGGAAAGGCTCGGGCCGGTGCGTACTTCGCGTAAAATTCAACGAGCGGCAAAGACGGGAACATCACTGGAAAAAGTGCCGACCAGTCAGATGCCTGATCATAAGACACTCCGTTGAACGTAGCTGCTGCCACGCGGTAGTTGTATGTCTGCCCTTGCATGAACGTGTCCATGTCCGCGTAGGCCAGCGCATTCAATGTCGCCCTGGTGACTGCATCCCGTTGCAAGATGTAGGAATCAGGCGTCGAGGAATCAGGAAGGGCCTGAGCCGGTGGTGTGAAATTGGATGTGTACACGGCACGGGCGGAGAGTCGGAAGTCGTCCATGTAGGTGCGCATGGAAGACCGCCCAACAGTTATATTATCGGTGTTCGTAGCCAGCGGCGTGCTCGAAGAGGCGGTGTTTACCATCACCCCGTCTCGGTACATCGAATACACGTTTCCCTGTCTGACGAACGCGAAGTGATGCCAGAGCGCGTCATTCAAGATAGATGGATCGGAAATACTAACTACGCCGACACCGGTATTATCCGCGCAAATTAATCGTATGTGTGCCGACGATAGGTCAATCTGTGCCGGGTTCAGGGATGAGTAAAACGTTTTAGTAAACAGAATCCTCGATATGGCGTTATTCTGCACGTTGATCCAGAACTCGATCGTCCAGTCCTGATTGAAATTGAACTCTGGAGCATTCGCCACATGCACCGAATCCTGCGACGTCGCGCCAAACTGTGCCCCGGTCGTACCGTATTTCGCCGCCGCGGTCTTCATCACTGGATTACCGTCGTTATAGACCGTGCGGTGATAGCTGCTGGAATCTACAAACGTATTGCTTCCGTCTGCACTGTCGAAGTGTAGAAGCAACAGCGTAGAAGCATCCGGCGCAGCAGACCAAGTAAGATCAACTTCAGAATTCGGGATCGGATTACCAGTCAGGATCGTTGGGGCGTTAAACGGATAGCTCATACCTCGAACCATCCGCCAGCGGCCAGATCCTGGGCTACCAGATAATTGAACCCCTGCGGGACGAACGGGAACCCGATAACATCGGAACAGTAGTAGATCAACTGCGACGCGGCATCGGATGCCTGCTTGTCGTACAGCACGATCCCAGCCACGGGAGTCCCGGACAGGAGCGCGCTGAACTGTGGAAGGACCCCACGGGCGACACCTTTCACGACCGAGAGCGTGTTCAGAGCTACATCGCGAACAACGATCGCCGACGACGGGATATCGCTCACGTGTACATCCGTGCGCTGTGCGCCATAAGCTGCGCTGACCAGCATCGCGTTGACGTTGAGCGCAGTCCAGTTCCAGGACCCCAACCCGAAATTATTCGCGGCGTTGTAGTACCGGAACGTGCTCATTACCCACCCGCCGGGTAGTTGAACAACTGATTGCCGCGGCCAGCGAACGACGGGACCCTGGTCTCTACCGGAGCCGGGCCGTAGCTGCGCGCAGCAAAGTCGCGCCATATGAGCTTCTCGCGCTCATAGTTCTTCTTGCGGCTTACCGCCTCTTCCTTATCGGTCCATGGTTTGTTTGGCATGGCGAGCATGCGGGCAAGCAGGCCGTCGATGATCGCGTCCAGGTGGTGCGCGAAGGCTATATCGGGGAGCGCGGCCACGTTCGGAGTTGGCTTGAGGGCCACGTGGGCGTACAGGATATTGCCGTAGCTCTTGTCCGGCACCGGGTACAGGATCATGGTGTTGGGGTCCTGCATGAACCACGTCGAAGGAGTAGCTACGTCCGTCCCGATAACCTTCACGTTCTTGGGATGTAACGGGGTCGGCGAGTTGCTACCGTTAAGCGGGAACAGCCACGCGGAAAGCACGAACGCAACTTCGGCGTTCTGGTTGACCGGATTCAAGAGAACGCTGTCCGAGCCCGCGTTCACAGCGATCGGACCGAGGTTCGCCCGCCACCCCATGGTCTTGATGTAGAAGTCCCGGAGCGTAAGCGTCAACTGGCTGTTGACCACTGCATCCGGGGCACCCGGAAGATACTGCTTCGAAAGCTCTGCGATATAAACGGCAGTGAGTCCAGCGACCGCTGCAGAGGACTGGCCATTGTCGAGAGTAACTAGCGCCATGATCAGCCCCCCTTACCGATAAGCATGTCCCGGAACGTGCGCAGCAACAGCGCAGTGCGCCCGTCGTCCGTGAACTCGTCGTCGGAAAGCTCCAGGCGACCAGCTACGAAATACACAATCGGGTTGAAGCACAGCCTGGCATCAACCGGCAAAACGATGGCTGGTGTCTGCGCAAGATCGGTGATCTCATATGTCGGGACTACCGAGGCCGACAAGACACCCGCAGTGAGGTTGCTGAACAGATCCGGGCGGTACCTATAAAGCTCGTTCAGCGCCGTGTTGTAGTACGACAGGAGGAGCGTGTTGGCAAACCTGTACGGCATCCGTGTGTCATTGACGGTCGCACGGACCTCAGTGAACACGTCGTCTATGGATTTTGGATTCGTATTCATGGGTCCTCCTCGCGAAAAAGGGGATCGCCCGTCAGGACGACCCCCTTTGCCTCAAACCCCAAAGGGGGCTATCAGCCCGCGTTCGCCACTACGGCGTAAGTGATCAAAGTCGGGTTGATGACCTTGAACCCAAACACCTGCAGGCCGCGCATCAGCGTGCCGAAGGTGGACTCAGAGCGCAGAGTCTCGACCTTGGTAAGCTGCGACGCGAAGGTGATACCCAGCGAGTGACCGGCATAAATGCCGTACTCACCGGCAGCAAGGCCGCTCGCCACGCCGGCCGGGAGCAGGTTGCTCACGTACACGGTGAAGCGGTCGATCATGCCGAGGCGGCCATTGCGAGCAATGGACACCGAGTCACCAGTCACATACACCTGACGAAGCTCGCTGCGCTTGATCAGCGCCGCAGCCCACGCCGGCACGACGATCCAGCGACCCGTCTCCGGGACGCGCTGCTCGTCCAGGGCCAGGCCGTGGTCGATGATGTGATCCAGAACCGCGCGAGCCGAGCCAGCCAGTGCGCCAGTTCCAGCGCCAACCGCCGCATGGGCGACGAAGCACGGAGTGCCAGTCACACCGAGGTTGATGTTGCCCGACAGACGACCAGCAGTGAGCCCCCTATTACCAGCGTCGGCGTTCGAGCCGAAGTTGGTCGTGGAGAGCAACAGCGAGTCGATCGCGACCTTCATCTGCTCCGAGGCGTTGTCCGCCCAGTTACTCAGAAGATCGACGTCGGACTGAATCTCCATGACGTCATCAAGGACAGTATTGAAATACTTGCCCATGTTGATCTGGAGATCGACCAGCGCAGACGACGGACGCTGTACAGACAGTGCCTGGTCAACCTGGTAGTCGTTGATCGTGATGGTCGGATGGGTCCGGATATGGATGGTATCGCCGTAGGAGCGAATCTCACCCTCGTAATCCGTGCTAGCGATCGCGCCCATGACGGTCGCGTCGTAGAATTTCTCGACAAACTTACCCGACCAGATAGCCGGGATGAAAATGCCGGTATAAGCCGGCGACGCACTGGAGCCCGCATACGGACTGCCAGAAACTGGATAAGCCACAAAAACCCCCGCGGCATCGCCGCGACCAGCCACCTCGACGTGGTTGGCCTATGCGGCGGGGGTTTTCCCCGGATACGCTGGCTTAACCTTCGTTGAGGTGAATGCCAGGACGGCTGGGACGAACCCGGCCCTCCTTGACTGCCTGCATGATCTCCGCCTGAGTACGGTTGTACTCGTCCCTCTCGGGCTGGCTGAAAACACGCTTCTTTGTCGAACGGTGGTAAAAGTCATTGATCTCGCGTTCGGACCAGATCCTCTTACCTGCTGCAGTCATCGGAGCTTCCGCAGAGCCGCCCCGTGGGGTACCAGGGGCCACCAGTGTTCCCTTATCGACCGTTGCGGTCCTGGGAGTTGGCAAATTCGCAGAGTCTTCCTTCAAGAACGCCTGAAAAATTCCAACGACCCGTTCAGCTTCGTTGGCATTAAAGGCGGCCGTTAACGCATTGCGACGGCTTCCACCTGAAAATATATCACGTCCTTCCAACCATGCAAGGAAGGCATCAGAGTCGTTAACGCCTCTCCACTCTGGAATATTTGCATCCAGCGCCTGCCACACGGCGTTGCGGGCCTGAGCCGCCTCACGGGCGGCGGCGTTAAGCAGATGCTGCTTGATCTCTTCCTGGTCACGGCGCATCTTCTCGATGTCGGGTGCGACCGCCTCACGGGCGCGGCGGCCCATGACGTCAATCAGGTCATCGCCAAACTCCCGGCGCTCGTCATCGGTAATGCTCGACTTCGCCGCCGGGGCGGGTGCCTCTTGGGCCTGCTGAGGCTGCGTCCGAAGCTGCATCAAAACAGTGTTCTGCTGTTCAACCGTGGCACGCAGCGCGCGCACGGAGCTAACAAGTTCGGGGACTTCCTTGTTGTACTTCCCCTGCAGCGCCTTGTACCGCGACTCCCACTTGGGATCATCCGCTGCCGGTTGGGCTTCTGGGGCTGCTGCCGGTGCTTCTGAACTAGGTTTTTCAGTCGTACCGGAATTAGGTTTTGCTGCTTCCGCGGGTGCAGCCGGAGGAACATCAGCAGGCGTCTGATGCAGGACGTTCGGGTCCGGCTTCGCTACTTCTGCGCCTTCTGGGATCTGGTTGGGGTTGGCACGCAGGGCTTCCTGGAGACGCTGCGCTTCTTTGATTTGCCGCTGTACGGCTGCCGGTCGGGTCATAGTATGGTATCCGCTCGTTTGATCTCTTTAAGTAGTTCGTCGTAAGCACGGGCCTTCTGCCTGTAGCTTTCGATGTCTTCGGGTTTACAAGTCAGTAACAAGGAAATCGCTTCGTCTTTACGTGCTTCCAACATCTGTACGTAATGCCTAAATCCGGGGGCACTTCGCAACTGCGAGATGATCTCGCTTGCTTCTCGCGGGGAGGCTCTCATGTAACGGGCTGCTTCTCTTCGCAGGGGATCTTGACCAGGACGCGATACACGGCGATATCGCCTAGCTGTACGGTGGATTCGGAGTCTCCGTCATTCATCAGGTGCGCCCTTCCGTTGGAATCAAACAAAAGCATTGACGACACTCCGGGGCATCCGGTCACTTGTACGGCCGACACAGGAGGGCCGAGGTTCTTGACGTCGTATCCGATGATCGGACCCTTATGCACGTCGGCATGAGGGTCGTGAGTGCGGTCCAGGAGTACCAGCACCGCAGCGAAAAGGCCCAGGGTCGCTACCAAACCCCAGCCCAGGCGACGCATCACAACCCCAGCGGGTTGCCCAGATAGGCAGATACGGTGTCCTGGCTCTCGGCATCGCGGTCTACTTTTCGGTAGTCCCTGGTATAGATGCGCGAAGGCGGGGCAGTACCGATGTCAGATGCGCGGCCGAACTGCAAGGACTCGTCCTTGATCAGCTTCGTGCCGTGGCTCTGCGCCTGCTTGGTGTCAGCGCCATCTTTGGGGTATTTGCCACCGAGGAACGACATGATCAGAGACCCTTGGCGGTCTTCGACATGCCCTTGCCGGACTTTTTGTACCGATCCGAAAGCTCGTAATCACCAGAGCTATAGCCGCCGGCCTTCGTAGAACCGGGGAGCTTATAGCCCTTGTCGTTCTCGCTGATCAGCTTCTCCTTGGCCGAGCCAGACGCCTTCGGAAACGAAACGATCCCTTCCGGGTTGCTCAGGGTGACGCCATAGTTTGACTGGTTGTTCAGCTTGCCGCCGGTCTTGGCCTTGTGGCCAGACTTGTCCGACATGCCGCTGATCACAGGCTTGCTGTTGCAGAAGGTCGTACCGAACTGGTCGCCCTTCGAAATCGCATTCGGCTTGATCTTGCTCACATTAACCTCGTAACACAAACGCGCCAGAGGCGCTTAAGAGCTTCTTAACGTATTATCCCGCGTTTCCTTAACCGTGCAACCTCACACGTTCGCGTTGACCGTATTGATTGGCGCGACCTGCGGAGCGGGCTGCAACCCTGGCACACCGCCTGCTCCGGGCGCTGACGGTGGTCCGGGGGACGGCCCCTGATTGCCAGTGGGGTTTGCGGAGGCTGCCTGCGGAGCACCAGGAGGGGCACCCGGAGGGCCGCCGGCAGGCATCATCTGAGGCGGGATGCCCGGAGGCGGAGCCCCCGGCATATCGCCCGGCTGATTGATCTTCACTTCCAATCCGAGATTGTCGGCGATGGCCTGCAAGATCCTGGCAGTCTGGTCAGGACCAATCAGCGACTGGTACTGCGGGTTGCCAATCAACTGCAGGAACTCAAGCTGCCGCTGCATGTCGGAGTCCTGCTTGGCGGCCTGCCTGACGCCATCGACGTCGATCATCTCGTCGCCGCGGAGCATCCCTGTGTCGTCGGTCAACATGATGTAGTCGTACAACTGGGTCAGGAGCGGATCGAAAATATCTCTGTCAATATTGTCCGCAACATTCATCAGGGTCTTGTTCGCGTTATTGATCAGCATCGACAGCCCGGACGCTGTACGCCCTGCTCCGCCTGACGCGCCAGATCCGGTCAGATACCTCGGGATCGTGGATACATCGTCCAGCAACATGCTGAACTTGTCGATAACTCCCATCAACTCCTGCGAATTCGCCTGGGGCTGATAGAACTCCACGGGTTTGCGATCGGGAATTGACGGGTCGAGCATGACCTCCCAGCGCTTCAACGGATACACCTGGCCGTCGTCATTGGGCGAAATCAGATCCCGATTGACCAATACCTGCGGCCCGGAGGCCAACGCGAGGTTGTTAACCATGGCACGCAGGGTGGCATTGATCACATCGGTCAGGTCATTGGCCATGGCCGGGATGCCGTTACCGCCGTAGATCGTGCCCGGCTGCTTGTCGAAGCTCGAAATGTAATACGGCACCCGCTGCCGCGGGGACGGGTTCATCATGACCTTGAAGATTTTCTTGTCCACCATCCAGGCAGTGATGAAGTACGGGCGGAGCGGCTCCTTGATATCTTCGAACCCGAACTCGTCCAGATATTTGCCCAGCACGAACCCGTTGAACTCGATGGCATTGATGAACGTGTCATCCAGGACGTTGTTGCGCCCTTCCATCATGGCCCGCTCGGTGTCGAATATCTGAATCCATTCTTTGAAACCGCGGTTCTCGTAGGTCTCGATGATCTCCAGGATCGCCTCGTTCCGGTACCCTGGCAGATCGAGCAAGTCGTAGAGGTCCTGAACTGACAGCCTCTGCCGCTCAAAGACCTCGGTGTTGGTGATATCCGTGGCACCGGGTGTGAACCACACGTCCCATGGCGACACGCGAGACCAGAAGAACTTGGCCTCCTCGTGTGCTACCGCCTTACCTTTGCGGTTCCACTTGATCTTGGTGTGCCGGCGCGTGACCGGCCCTTTGATCACGGCGTATTTGTAGATCGGCAGGTCGAACAGGAAGTCCGAGAGAGCCTGATAGAACTGCCCCTCGGTCAGAATATCGTCGATCTTGCGCTGCGCCTCCTTGGCCTCCTCGTGCGCCTTGTTGCGCTCGGCCAGCTTCGCCGCCTCGTAGAGCATGTCCATGCGCTCCCAGATTTTCTCCTGCTCGACCATCGCGCCGCCCTTGTTGGCAGCCATGACCTCGGTCGCAACCAGGGTCTTGATGTGGTTATCTATACCGTCAGGAAGCTCTGGGTCGGGGGTTGGGTTCAACGTCCATGGCCGGTCCGAGTTCATGTACACGTTGCGCAGTAGCGCTGTAGCACCGCGGCACTTCATGGCCATCATTCGGGAGTAGACTTCCGATCCGCCCATCTTGCGGATCTCCTGGAGCTTCGTCGGCTCGTACTGGCCGTTGTACGCACGCATGTCCCGAATCAACTCGTCGTCTACTGCGACTGTGCGGCGGTGTCTGACGGCCTTCTCGAACCGGGACCTGATGTATTTGGCCAGTTCGGTGACTACCTCTTCGGGTTCCTTGGCGAGCGACTTGCTCTGCTCCTCGAACTGCGTCAACTGTGAGTTCGAGACGATCCTGAGAGACCCACGGCCTTCATGTCGAAGGTCGATCTTCCTGGGATTAGCTGCTCCGCCGTATACACCTGGGGTGGCGCTGGCGGCACGGGCGGAGCCCGAGATAGATCCGCCGGATGCGAATCCTGGGGACGGGCCGTTACTTGAGGCGTGAGTGTCTAGTGTAGTAGCAGGAGGCGTCGGTATTGCTGCCATGTCGGGTCATCTAAGCTCCTAGGTCCAACCAGCGGACTTCAGTCGGGGCTCAGAGCGTTCATCCTTTCGGGGGCGCATAAACCGCCCGGAGATGGAACCCGAGTATCCTAACGTTGCATATTGTAGCGCATCGGCCAAATCTGACCAGGGATGGCCCTTATCGGGCTGCGGCTGGAGATCCCCATCCCGGCGCTTGGCGTACCTGTACCTGGATGAGATCGCCATAAGAAGCTGCTCACAGTGCGGGCTGAACAGCATGGCCGCCCCACCGTCCCGCTGCTGCAGGAGGATCTTCTCGACCGCCCTGAGCCGTGGCTCGATTGCGTTTGTCTGGGCAGGCTGAGCGGAGAAACCGAGACGCCTTAAGGCTCCAAACACCGACTCCTCGCCTATCTGGGATCTGGCGACACCAGAGGGGTCTCCGACTACGCCAATGGCGCAGCCCATGTATCTCTGGGAGGATAGCAGCGGGCGTAGGTGGGAAATCACGAACTGTTCAAGGCCCATGTTGCTCTGGCACAGCGAATCAAGGACCAGCAACCGGCCCTTCAGATCCATCTGCGTCAGGACAGCAGCCGGATTACGGCCGAAGTCCATGCCGACGATAACCAGCCGACCAGGTATCGGCTGTAGCTCAGAAGTCGCAACATGGAACGAGCGGCGGAAACTCGAACGGAATACAGCCTCACCGCTAAGAGAAGGGGCAATAATGTTATCCACATACTGCTCCACCCACTCAGGCGAGTTCGACTCGATGAGATTCTCGTAGTACCCCGGTACCAGATTCTGTTTGTTCTCCGCATTCGCATCGCGTGCCCCCGGCTGTACCCAATATCCCCACGTGGCCGGCAGAGGTTTACCCTGCAACTCACGCAACTCCAGAATCGTGTTCCAGTCTGAATCCTCAGTGAACGAGTTTGTTTCTCCGAACACGCCATACCAACTTGGCCCACCATGCATCATCGACGGGTATCTTCCGCACCGGCCGAACACATCCAGCATGATCTGCGGCGGAAGTTCCCGAAGCTCCGACAGCCAGGCGTAGGTCAGATCCAGCGACAGCAGCCTCTGCACGTTGTCCGGCGTATCCAGCGGCATCAAGATCCACTCGGCCTCGATGTCGCCTTGCTTTACGTATACCGTATTTTCGCTAGGCCGCCAGTCAATGATCGGCCCGATCAACTCCATGATCGTTTTCAGCGACGTGTTCTTAAGCTGCGGCAGTGTATTACGAACGATCACTCCGCGGGAGCGGCGCTTGCCGTCCTTCGGGTCCGGCTTCTGCTGCGCGGCGCGGCGGAGCATCTCCATGACCATCGCGGATGATTTTCCCGAGTTCCCAGTTACAAATATCTTCCCTGCGTGGCGGGCAATAAAGAACGAGCTGGGCACCTCAAAGCAATACTGGCGGCTCTCGTCTACAACTTGTCGGTTAGTCTCATTGCGCAGCCCCACTACGGCCTTGTGGCCCCTGCAGACGTGTACGTTGTACCCAGTGCTCCATGCTATATTCGGGTACGTAATTCGGCTGATTGAGGCTCTCATTCCGTTCGCGTGAGCAGCGAACTGCACTACGTCAGCCTCGACGGGTTTAGTTGTACTGAACCGTACTTCCTCGTGGTCGTGCAGGCCATCCCAATACGACATCTCATCAATCAGAATCGCCAGTTCTGCACTTGACGCAGCGAACCATTCTTCCCCGAGAGGTTTGGCGAACGCGGGGCGAGGGAATGCAAAGACCATCTCGGTCGGCCTGCCGACTCGCGCCGACTCTTTCCAGGCAATACAAGCATCGGTCAGGATCTGCCGCACACGACGCTTCTTTCGCTCTTTGCGGACACAAACGACACACTGATTCCCGGCTTTCGGATAATACCCATCTGCGGCGATCATCACTCGCAGTCGTATCTCCTGCTCAGAGATCCCCAACCCGTCCGAGGATGTCCAATTTATTGGAACCCGGTGACGCGATGGCCGCCGGTACAGTTGTTCTGCGGTCTTGACTACAAACTTCCCAGCGTGGTTGTACACCGGCACGCGGTGGTTGGGTGTTACTCGCATACTCAGTGCGTTCTTGGTACTGAATTCGAGCATCTTCGAGCAGCTTGCGTTGATGTACCCGTCCGGGAGTACCCACTCCAGGTGCCCGTCTCGCCACTGGGCGACAGGTCCGCCCGTATACGAGTCGATCCTTCGCCACCCGCGAGGCGAAAGATATTCGGTGTCTCCGGAAAGACATCCGACAGGTCCGCGGACCACCCGGTACGGCTGGTCGCTCTGATGAAATAGTCTTAATGTTGGCGATGCGTTATATACAATTCCTGCCATGACCTGCTCAAAAAACAGGGGTGGGTGTTAACCACCCCCAAAGAACGCGGGCATCTGGTGCGCGTCGTGTGCGAGGGAGCGCGACGTGATCGACGCCAAAGCACCCCGTCTCTCAAGAGACCGCCCGCGTTGTCAAGCATACCTTAAGACTGTTTAGCGCCCGTGCGCATCATCAGGGCTTCAATATTCATCGGGTTTTCCGTCGTCTCACGGATCATGGCTTCGAGCACGCAGAGCTTCTCGTACTGAGAAGTCAACGCCCCGATCTGTGAGAGCGTCTGTTTACGGTTCGAGTCAAGATCAGCCAGCATGGCCTCCAGAGTTCCTCTGACGTCGATCATCCCGCTCCCCTGGCAGTAGAGACAGCCGCTTTCATGTCCGCGGTATCGGCAACCATGATCCCGTCCATCTGCGCCCGCCGGCTCTTTCGCAACTGGTCCCGCAGCGCAAGGTGCTTGTCCGCAAGCACCCGAAGTTCCTCCTGGAGCCCTTCAATCGTATCTTTCATTTTCTGTGCTGCCGCGGCCACTTCACGACCGTTCTTCCTGGATATCTCCAGGAGCGTCCCGAAGTCCGTCCAGCTTTCAAGACTCATGACCACCATCTTGTCGCCGTGTGGGTCAGTCAACCCGTACACGATCCCACGCTCCGACTTCACATCAGGCCAGTGCTTCGCGGCCTGCTGGTCCTGCGCGACTTCGTTCAGCATCTCCTGCGGGTCGATCATCTCGGGTTCGTTGTCCTGCTCAATCACGCTACTGCCTCCGGGAGCGCATTCACGGCGCTGCCGTCAATGATTACTGCCTTGTCGTTTCCGCCAATGTTTATCTGTATCGAGAACTTCTCCGCCATGCCGGTCTGCTGATCTTTCTTGCCTGGGGTCACGTCCGCTATTTTCGCCAGCTTCTCGATCGCCTCAAGTTTCGCATTCACCGGGAGAGATTCATGCTTTACGATCGCGAACAGATCCAGGAGCGAGTCTTCCAGCAGGAACGCGGCTTTTACCCGTATGCGCTGCTGCACGTTCATGTCCGAGGCCCAAAGCTGTTTGGTCTCGTGATATGCGCTCCGGAACATCGGGTCTTTCAGTTTTCGCTTCAGGTCGGCGGTGGTCATACCGTACCGACCAAGCACTTCCTTTGCCTCTGATACTCCAGCCACAAGCTCCCATATCAACCTCGCATCAGTTGAATTGATCGCCCCGCCACCAGGTATGACCAGATCATTCACGGACGGTCCATCATGGCGAACGAGAGTTTCTCCAGCGCAAGCTTGACCATCAGCAGATCCGGCAATTCAAGCCCGAAGGAGAGCATGACTTCCACGCCGCCATCTTTTATGCGAACCGCCAACGCCTCCCCACCGTCCTTTTCGAGCGAGCGTATTAGCTCTTGCGCCACTTGCTTCGGGGAATTCGCCTTCGTAGGAATCTCGGATACTTTCGCCATGATCACCCCCGCATCACTCGTTGAATTACGCTGCGTTCATTGCTCGCCTGCGGCCCGTTCGATAGGACGTAGAGCCGGCACGCCTCCCGTATAAGCTCGGAATAGGTAACGCCTCTGGCAGTGGAAATGGCTTTTATGGCCTGCAGGACTTCATCCTGGAACCACAAGGTGATCTTTACTCTGTTCTGATTCAGTCTTGGCACTTGGCACCTGCTGTGTACTCGGCTCTTTCTGCCACAAGCTCTCCGATGGCTTTTCTTACTGATTCGTCTGAATGCACATCCCCCACCCTGATGCCTACACCCACGAGCTTTCTGCCGAGCAACTCCGGGTTTATCAGGAACAGTGCGTCCATCACGAATAGCTTTTGCAACCCCATAAGCTCGATGAGCGTTTCGGTCTCAGGGGACATAATGGTTATGAGCCCCCATTCGTGGGCCTACGCACAATCCGGGGCACATGGTCTCGGCCCATCTGGGATGAGTCTCCGGATACAGTGCCTGTAACGCGACATCGAATTCTCTTTCAGTTGGAACGATCGACGGACGAATTTCCAGTGGTGCGAAATCCTCGCCAGGTGAGTAATCGAACCTTCGCGAAGGGGTGTAATACACATCTCCGAGTGTGCGCGTTACCCGCACTTCGTTCTGTAATACACCTCCCCTGAACAGTGTAAACACCCAACTTATCTGTGTCGGAAGGCCATATGCGACGCGGCCAGTCGCACCCATCAGCGTAAGCTTCGTGCGCAGGTTCTCCGGAATGAATTTACGTGAGGAGTCGAACAACCTCGAAACGGCTCGTTCGATGTTTTTCGAGCGCACGAGTATGGCATCAGGTGCCCCCGCATCGCGGATACGAGTCTTGGTAAATGGCGGGTCTAACTCTTCGGCAGTGAGTACGAAAGCAGGAAACTCTCGGATATGAAATGGGTATGCATGCAAATCCAATCCAGAGCGCTTTGACGTCATAAGGGCGTCTGTGGACAACTCGATCTTGCAGCGGGCGTGCAGGAGCGCTGCGTTGCAGGTATGTATCAGAGTTCTCGCTTCAATATCCCTGTGCAATGATGGGTACGTCATAACGTCAATATAACGTATGCTTAAGGGGCGTCAAGGAAGAGGTGGGACGGGCGGTGCGGGCCTACGTTCGCGCGGGCCTGGCGGGCGGTGCGGGCCTGCGTTCGCGCGGGCCTGCGTTCGCGCGGGCCTGCGTTCGCGCGGGCCTGCGTTCGCGCGGGCCTACGTTCGT